CTCATAAGCTGGATAGGTGGGTGGTAATAAAATTGCGGGGTCGCCAAGTGGTAAGGCACTAGCCTCATAAGCTAGTTATCGAGCGTTCGAATCGCTCCCCCGCAACCAAATATAGTGGGGTGAATTATGAAAGAAAGGTACAAGAAGTCTAATGAAACAAAATACAAACAATTAGGTGTCCATGCAAGTACTGCTAGATATCAATTGACCAAGATAATGTTGTTGCATTACGCCAAGGAATGTGGGGAAGATAAATGTTATAGATGTGGCTTACCAATAGAATCGCCAAATGATTTAAGTATTGATCATAAAATACCGTGGTTACATAATAGCAAAGAATTGTTTTTTGATATAAATAATATCGCATGGTCACACAAGAAATGTAACAAAACCGACAGAACTGGGCGCAAACAAAGTAAAGAGGGATATTCATGGTGTATGACTTGCAAAAAGAATTAAAATTAGAGGCATTTAATAAAAAAGCAACACGTTGGAATGGTGTAGATTTTGAATGTAAGGTGTGTAAATCTAAAAGAATGAAAGAATTTCAACCAAGAAGAAAAGATAGAGGTAAAATATTTAAATAATTATCGAAGGAGGTAATTTGTCTGCCCAATTAGAGTTTATAGATGCGCAACATTTTTTACTTGCTTTTCATGAGATGGTTGGTATGATGGCCGATGATAGACCCGGTGATAATGATCCAATATTTGCATGGGTAACATTTAATTCCTGTGTGAAATTATTAAATATTCTTGGTGCTGTTGATGGCAATATGTTAAAATTAATACTTAAAATTAAAAGACCAACAAATGATGATGAGGATGATCAAGAAAAATATTTGCGTAAAATGTATGATATAAGTGAAAAAATGTTAAATTTAGTTGGATGGCCACAAGATATAAGTGTGGAGGAGTGAGATTATGAATGTGGGGTTATTTCTTAAAAAATATTATAAATTAATTGAGGATATTAATTCAGCTGATGTGGATAGTGTAGACGCATTTTATACAAAGGTGTATACCGAAGTATTTGATTATATGGCTGACTATTATAATTTTATAACTGAATATTCAGATGAAACAGAAGGTGACCACGCCATACAAGCAATGCATAGGTTAATAAGGAAATTAAATTTGCCAGTGAAGGAATTTAAGGTTCCAAGTTTGGCACTTCACATTTTTTATAATGAGGGTATATAATTTTGTTTCAAGAAATGTTAAATTTGAGAATAATGGGGGTGGTCGGCATGATTTATCTAATTGCTGACACGCATTTTCGGTCACTTTAACATTATTAGGTATTGTGGTAGGCCTTTTGCATCTGTTGATGAGATGAATGGGAGGATGGTTCATAATTGGAATTCAGTCGTTACTCCAGAAGATACTGTGTATCATTTGGGAGATTTTTCTTTAGGATCTGCTGAATTGGTTAGGAACTATCGATATAGATTGGTAGGTAATATTGAATTAATATTTGGTAATCATGATCATAGATCTATTGGGTTTTGGGATAAATTGGGTATTAAGGCTCATAAAAAACCAATAATTGTTGATGGTATGTTATTTAGTCATGCCCCAATAATGCACCCAGAATTGCCAAATGTTCATGGGCATACACACCAGAATAATACTAATATTGAGGGTACCCATATATGTGTGTCTGTGGAGCAAATTGATTACACACCAATTTCTCTCGATAAGGTTAAAGAAAGGATAGCTCATGCGCAGCAAATGGTTGTGGATGTCGAGGATACAGGATAAGTTATCAGTAGCAGATATTAGTGTATTTGACGTTGCAATGTATTTCCCGGAGTCAATAAATATAGCACAAAGAATCTGGGTATTAAATCGTTATATTGGTGCGATGAAAGATCGCCCAGAATTTAATAAGTAGTGCCCCGCCTCTACCAGAATATCGGTAGGGGCGGGCATTTCATCTGTTTTTGGGGTAAATTGTATGATTGTGATGTCTAGACAAGCAAGGGTCCTTCTGTCTAAAATTCAAGAACAATGTCCTATGGTTCAGTATGAGGTAACAGATGTAGAATGGTATGCACATAGTTTTACGATTTCGTTGTTATGCAGTTGGTGGAAGGTAAAAAAGAAGATTGAAGGTGGTGTTGGCGATACCCATACATGGTATCTCCCAGTAGTAGGATCGCAGGATTATATTTCATTAGTCGGGTATATAATTAGATTAGGTGGGAAGATTAAGCAAGCAAATTTGGATTGGTCAAATAACCACAGGCAAGTGTATCATTATCTATGTGCGAATATTTTAACATGTGATTTTAATCTTAATGAATTACGTACTATTTTAGATATTGGATCAGAATTTAATATCCAAGATGTACAACAGGCAGCAGATAAAACACGTGGTGTAACTGGTGGTGATAATATATCTTACCTTTTGGCGGTATTACAACGTAATAAGCAAGCCAAAGATATAAAGGCGCAGAGGGTATCAGAAGCGATAAATTTATCCCAAAGGTGTTTGAAGAAGATAAGTTCAAAGCGTAGTGGTGCATTAGATGTTACGTTAATGAAAATATCATTTTCAGATGCTAGGGAAACTCAAGAAGTGATGAGGAGAATGAATGCAATTCAGAGATCTTTCGGGAGCAATAGAGTTAGTAAAAAGTAAGATAAGCCTTTTAGATTTAGTCAAACAACATACTGGTGAAGAAGGTAAAATCCAAGGTTTGAATATTAGTTTCGCATGTCCGTTCCATGCTGAGCATGACCCATCATTCAAGGTAAATATAGCAGGTGAAATACACGAACATTTCTTTTATTGTTTTGGGTGTAAGCGTGGCGGTAGTATTATTGATTTTATTCAGTTTGCAGAAGGTATAGAAGTAGTTGAGGCCACTCAGCTACTAGCAGAACGCCACGGTGTTGATCTCACTCCCTTCCTAGATGATTCGCAAGATCCCCGCCGATCTTTCTTAGCAAAAATCAATCAAGCAGTTGTTGATGTATGCCATGAAGCACTACTCGGGAATCTAGGTGCTTCATCTGTATTTATGATAGAGAGCCGGAAAATAGATATTGAGACCCTAAAGCTATTTAAAATTGGTTACACGGTGTCTACACAGTGGTTGCATGAGAGTATAACCAAAAAATTAGGTGTAACTATCTCATATTCAGATTTAAAGGATATTGACCTATGTAATCCAATGATGTGGGATAATGCGATTGTGTTCCCAGTGTTTAGTAGTAGTGGGCACGCAACACACTTCTATACTAGGCCATTTTCTGGTAGTGTAAAATATGTTGGGACATCGTCAAATTCTCAGTTATATAGTGAAGATTCAATATATGGGTTACATATAGCTAGGAAATCGTTACGAGAAAATGGTTATAAATTGAATGTTGTAGAAGGCCAAATTGATCTGTTGCAGATGTATTCACATGGGTTTAAGAATACTGTTGCGGCTTGTGGCTTATCCAAATATACATCGTCGGTATTTATTAATGCGATTTCCAAATATAAAGTGAATGAGGTGGTGCTTATACCAGATGGAGATGAGCCTGGTAAACGAGAATTGATTAAGATTGCAGAAGATTTTACTGTTTATGGTAATATATTTGTGTCTTTTGTTGTTTTGCAAAACGGAGACCCAGATGAAATACTTAAAGAATTTGGTGCATCTGGGATTAATAATTATATTGTCAATAATATACATCCCATACATTTTTATATTGATAATGCTTACAACACGAATGCTGGGCTTTCGGATGAAATAAAATTTCTTGATGTGGTATGTAAGTATATTAATAAATTTAGTACTGTTTATCGTGAGATGGCATCTAAACATATAGAAATTAAGTATGGTATACATGATGCATTAGATTATTTTATTACCTACTCGTTAAATCCTAGAGATATTCATGACAAAGAATCAGAAGCAACCATTATTAAATTAATGGTAGAAGACAAAGAATTTGCTTATACTGTACGACATGAAATCGGTGAGCATGAATTTTATGTGCGCAATAATGCAGATATCTATAAAACTATCTGTGCTTGTTTGACTAAATATGGTACAGTTTCAGAAGAAATTTTAATTAGTGTACTTAAAAAACCACTCCAACAGTACTGGGGTACGTTGCAGAAACACAATCTTGATATAGAATTTTGTATTCAGCAAGTTAAAGAATTATTTATGAGACGTAGTGCTAGCAAGGTAGCGGTTAGATTGTTGGCAGAGTCCATGGATATAGATAAATCGGTAGATGTGATTATGCAGGAACATCGTGCAGCAATAGTAGAGATTAATGATCGTCGTAATACGATGGTAACATCATCAACGCAAGATTTGGCGGATCGGTTTTCAGAGTTATACATAGAACGTGCTCAGTCTGGTAAGACTATTTTAGGTACGCCACTTAGTAATAGGTGGGCCACACTCAATACAGCATGGTCTGGGTTGGAGCTTGGGTATGTCCATATGGTGGCTGCTCATACTGGTGTGGGGAAGACTTCGGTGGCGGTTAATTGGTTTAATGATGTAATTACACTATCTCAGGAACCAGCATTGTTTATATCGGCAGAAATGTCTAGGGATGACATTTGGACAAGGATGATGTCTATACATTGTGGGTTATCAAATACAATGATTAGACTTGGTAAATACCCACCAAGTTCTGTTGAATGGGAAAAGATGATGGAATCGTTTAAGGTTTTACGTGCAGCGCCAGGGTATGTTATTGTGCCGAATAATTTTACAATATCAGAGATTATGGGTATAATAGAATACCACAGACTTAAATTTGGATGTAAACATGTATTTATTGATTATGTCCAATTAATTAAGGCTGATAATAGAGCTGGTAAGAAGTGGGAAGTTCTTGATGTAGCTAGTTCATTATTACAGAATAGGGCCATGAGTTCACGAGATCCAATATGTATTGTCACAGTAGCACAACAGAATAAAGATAAATCTGAGATATTCGGGTCGGTTGAAGGTGTCGGTGGTGCGTATAAGCTAAGCCAAGATGCCGCGAAGGTGGTAATTTTAACTGAGAAATCTAATGAAGAGATTAATAGATTTGGTGGGAAACGTGGGAATATTACAATGAACATAGATAAAGTACGTATGGGCCCGTCTGGGATTATTGTAGATATAATGTATGATAAAGATCCCAATTTGGGATCACTTAAGGCTGGTGAAGCAGCCAATTGGGATGGGGAGATCAATCTTAATATAGAGATTGTGCCTGTCTATACCTAGGTTACTTAATGATATAGTTAATACGATAAATTAGTATATGAAGACATGTACAAAATGTGGGATTAAGAAATCAAACTTTGGTAAAGATAAAAGAGCAACAGATGGATTACAATCACAATGTAGTGAGTGTAAGAATCAAGGAATATTTAAATATAGGAAGGCATCTGATTGGGCTAATAAGGCATACAAAAAGAAGTTAATAAAAATATGTTCAAAATGTGGCGTGAAAAATCCTATATGTGGTTTTGGTAAGGATAGAAGGGCATCAGATGGGTTAGAATCAGAATGTAAAGAATGTAAGTCTAAAAGAAATATTGAGTATGAAAAGACGCCAAGATGTAAAGAAAAAAGACAGCGAAGAGATAAAGTTAAAAGGAGCGAATGCAGTAAAAGACATTATCAAAATAATATAGATCGTTATAGAAAGTGTAACGAGATGAGATACAACAAAAACAAAGAAGAGATATCAGAAAAACGAAAAATAACAAATAAATTATTAAAATTTGAGGTTATGTCCCATTATTCTATTATTATTGGTGTGCCGATATGTGCGCATAAATATTGTCAAATTACTGACATTGATATGCTTTGTATTGACCACATTAATAATAATGGGAATAAACATAGAAAAGAAGAGGGTATTACTGGTGGAGTAAAATTGTATAAATGGTTAATCGATAATAACTATCCTACTGAGTTTCAAGTATTATGTTGGAACCACAATATGAAAAAATACATGGAGTTAATAAACAAATGAACAAATTTAAAAAGCTTCTCTGGGTTATTGGCCCTGCTGGAAGTGGTAAGACCACTATTTCAAAACAAATTGCCAGTATAGTAGGAGTAGAATTTATAAGTTCTGGAGACATAGTAAGAAGCTTGGCAGATGCTCATAAAGACCTGGCCAATGGTGACCTTTATTATAATGATGATGCAATTATGGGGGTCATAAATGATAGAATTAACACTACGTCTAGTCAGATTATTATTGTTGATGGGGTCCCAAGAACTAGTGGACAAGTCAGATGGATTAACGAAAACATGTCGAAATATTTATGGAGCGTGGTATATATTGACGCGCCTACGATTAAAAGAATCAAACGACTTATTAAAAGAGGTCGTGACGATTACGACAGTCACGATATAATATTAAAAAGGGTCTCTAAGGACGAGGATAATATGAAATATATTGCCAATATGTGCCTTGAAGTGTTGGCCCCTAGTAAGATAAGATTTATTGATTCGATTATAGATGGGGATACTTCATTAGAGGTCGATAGATTGCTTACATTACTTAGTACGATGGAGGGATAAATGGGAGTGTCGCTTTATTTAGCTGGTCCTGTTGATTTTAATGAAAGGACTTATTATGATATCATAGATGGGCTTATCGTTGACGATGTTCCAGTTATTTTGTTTAGGCCTGGGATGGCGTTTAAGGTTAGAGGAGAAGCAGATCCAAAATATCTAGTTGATGTTAATATGGAAGCTATGATGCGTTCAGATATTGTGGTATTTTATTTGAATGCTTCAAAAACGTGTGGGATGTGGATGGAGTCTATCTGGGCATTAAATAATAAAAAACGTATGATATTTTATGCAGAGCCTGGGGTTCGCTTGTCTTTATATACAAGATGGTTAGTTGGTCAGGTTCATTCTGAATGGATTACTGATATTGAGGAATTTGGAAAGGCTTTAAATAAACAAATTTCTCAGGTATATAGAAGTAGATTATTAGGTAATATCTTTGATGTATTACCTTTAGATGATACAGTTACTTTATTGGAGGAGGGATAGGATGAGTGATCGTTTATTGGTGAAGGTATTGGAAGATGCACCATTTAAACCACCCGAGTTGAGACCAGCAAAGCCCGGGGATGTTGGTTTAGATTTAGCTGTGTGTATTAAGGAAGACCAGATGGTTATTTCTGCTGGGCAAATTATAGATATCCCATGTGGGATAGCGGTAAAATTGCCCTGGGGAACTTGGGCTGGTATCAAGTCGCGTTCGTCTACTTTTGCTAAGAAGAAATTGTTAGTAATTGAGGGGGTAATTGATGAAGATTATACTGGAGAGCTTAAAGTATTCATTCTTAACCCAAACAAATATGACGTTGTGATTAAAAGGGGTGAAAGGTTGGCCCAATTAATAGTATACCCAAAAGTCTCATTTAATGTGACTTATGTTGATGTATTGCCAAAGACAGAAAGAGGAGATAGTGGCTTTGGGAGTACTGGCGGGTTTGTGGGTGATTTAGTATGAGTAGGGTGTCTTCAATAGGATTAGACCGTCTAAATAGATCTAGGGGGATATAGATTGAATACTATCAGTCCAAACGGATTAACAGTACTTAGAAAACGGTATCTTCGTAAGAAGGGATCAACCCACGAGACACCTGAGGAATTATTTTCACGAGTAGCCAAGGATATAGCAAGTGGTGAAGAACTTCCTAAGAAGAAGAAGGAAGAGTTAATTGAAGCATATACTAATATGATGGCTAATTTAGAATTCTTGCCAAATACGCCAACATTAGTAAATGCTGGCACTAATAATGGGTGTGCCTATGCAGCATGTTATCTACTAGATGTTGGTGACTCATTAGATGATATATTTAGCGTTTACCGTAAGGCAGCATTAATACAGAAGGCTGGTGGTGGTGTCGGTATGGATTGGTCGAATGTCAGACCACGTGATACCCTCATTAAGTCTACGGGGTATAAGACACGCGGTGTAGTGCAGTTCATTAAGATCTATGCTGATTCCATGTCTGTGGTAGACCAGGGTGGGATTAGGCCATCTGCGAACATGGGTGTCTTATCTGTTCATCATCCAGATATTCTTGAATTCATTAATATGAAGCATTCTGGTGCTGCGCAAAATATGAACATTTCAGTAGCTATTACTGATGAGTTTATGAAGGCTAAAGATGAAGGTAAAAAATATAATTTGTATTTTCCTGTGTATGGGAACAGGGAAAAGGCGGGCGAGTTAGATGCAAAAGATGTGTGGGATAAAATTGTAGCTATGGCTTGGCGTATTGGTGATCCGGGTATATTGTGGCTTGATCGAGCAAATAGGGATAACCCAACACCATCCCTTGGGCAACTGCGTGGAACAAACCCGTGTGTGGTTGGTGAAACGTTAATTGCTGTGGCAGATGGACGGAATGCTGTTAGTATTAAACAGCTTACAGCCGAGGGGAAAGATATTCCAGTATACTCACGTAATTTGAAAACTGGTCAGGTAGAGATTAAGTGGGGTAGAAATCCACGTCTAACTGGTGAGAAAAAAGAGGTCTGGAAACTTACATTAGATGATAATTCAACAGTGATAGCAACACCAGACCATAGAATACCATTGAGGGATGGGGGTGAACGCGTTCTTAAAGACTTATTGCCGGGTGATAGTTTATTACCATTTAATACGTATGTGACGCATAAACGTGGGTGTGACTATAGGCAGATATGTGAGACGTCTATGCATAAGCCAAAAAATGGTAGATTGCGAGGAAGCAAACGGCAATATCAATTAATATATGATTTTTATAGTGGTGACACAAATTTTGATCCAACAATGCATGTGTTACATCATGTCTCATGTGATTCTACAGATGACGCATTTGGTAATTTATGTAAAATGACCAACCAAATGCATCAAGAGGTTCACGACATTACGGGTAATAAGAACCCAATGTTAAGGCTTAAGGACCCAGAAGGGTATGCGGAGCAAATGCGACAAACAATGGCAGGACTTAATAATCCCTCGTCGCGTGTGCGTGGTGCAATGCCGGTTGACGAATGGTATCAGGCAGTTGTAGCAGCCATAAAATTAAGAGTGTATACGCGGGCCCCGGGATATGAGAATGTGTTTCAATTATGTAAAAAAATGGGGATTCCCACACCAACTAAGTTTAGGTTACGAGCAATTGGGTGCCCAGAAGGAGTGGGGTTTAGAGAGAAGATTAGTAGAGATACCGGGCTACCAATGATGGTTGTTTATCCAGAGAAGAATGGATGTGCTGGATTAAATAATCCGTCTGCAAAGAAGCATGGTTCGGTTCCGGTTGATGTGTGGTATGGGAAGGTGAAGGGGCTTGTGCTTCGTAAACAAAGATTACCGACATGGAAAGAACTGCACAGATTTTATAAGGAAACTGGGATGCCTAGTCATAAAAGATTCAGGCTTAACAGTTGTGGGGTTGATACGTTGGCCGAGTTGTGGGACCGGATTCGTGCAGAGATACTTGTGGAGCATAATATTGAGATATCACGACAGACAAATAAATCTATAGGTACACTTGATAAGGCTGTTGCGTATTGGAATCATAAAGTAAAGTCTGTTGAATTTCATGGGTACGAAGACGTGTATAACATTACAGTGGATGACAATCACAATTATTGTATTATAACGTCCTGGACTGATACCAAATTTATGGGGTCTAGTGGTATATGCAAATTTAATTGTGGCGAGACCTGGTTACTTCCTGGGGAAAGTTGTTGTCTTGGATCAATAAATTTGGTGGCGATGTTAAAGAAAAAGGTAGATGCTGATGGAGTGATTATATATGAGTGGGACTATGATAAGATTAATAAAACGGTGCCAATGGCAGTTAGATTTTTAGACAGTGTTCTAGATGTTAGTCCGCAACCATTGCAAGAGATTAAAGATGCGATGATGAAAACAAGGAAGATTGGTCTCGGTGTAATGGGGTTTGCTGATGCCCTGATTAAAATGAAGATACAATATAATTCGATGCAAGGACTTGAACAAGCTGAGCATATTATGGGGTATATCAATACCAAGGCGATGGATGTTAGTGTTGAATTGGGGAAAGAAAAAGGAGTATTTCCAGCCTGGGAGTTAGATAAATTGGGTACTGCTCGTAGAAATGCTATAGTTACTACAATTGCACCCACTGGATCAATCTCCCTTATCGCTGGAGTATCTTCTGGTATTGAACCTGTGTATGCTATAGCGTATACACGTATGGCGTTTGGTGATAAGAAGCTGAGTGAATTGCATGCGGATTTTGATGAAGAGATGCGTAGGCGTAGTATAAATATACCAGATATGTTTGATGTTATTTTTAATGAGCATAATGGCTCAATCCAAAAGATGAATATACCAGATGATATAAAACGTACATTTGTTACTGCCCATGACATTTTGCCAGAATGGCACGTACGAATGCAAGCTGCATTTCAGAAGCACACTGGTAATTCTATCAGTAAAACAATTAACATGAAGAAGGATTCAACAATTGAAGACATCGATGAAGCCTACAGGCTCTCGTATAAACTTGGATGTAAAGGAGTCACGATATATAGAGATGGATCGAAATCTGCTCAGATTTTATCTTCAGGTGTACAAAGCCAACCAGTGGGTCAGAATGGTGGATTTGGACCACGGGTTAGAATTGAGGCACCGACTGGACGAACTTATGAAATACCCTTTGGATTCGGGGATGCTCTTATTACCGTGAATGAAGATGACATTGGTTTGTGTGAGGTTATTGTAAAAGCTGGTAGGTCTGGGTCGCCAATTTCGGCAGAGGCTGAATCACTTGGTAGATTGGTGTCATTATTGATGAGATGTGGTGTGTCTACCAAATATATCACCAAGCAACTTCGTGGGATTTCTGCTGGTGAAACGGCATTTTATAAAAGTGGGCGTACTATTACATCATTATCAGATGCAGTTTGTGCAGCGATAGAAAATCATATAGGATATAAAATGCCAAAGGGTAGTACGCCCACAAAATATAAATATGAGTCAGTGCTTACATATAAACAAAATTGCCCGGAGTGTGGTAATTTGGTGATTCATCAATCCAAATGTATAGAATGTTCGGCTTGCGGATGGTCAAAATGCAAGTAAATGATGAGAAAGAAATTGGTAGAGAATTAACCGCTGAGGAAAAGGGAGACATTTTGAAGAAATTTCCTCATTGCTCTCTATGTGGATTCCCTGAGAGGGATGGTCATAAGAATATGTGTCCTAATACTGAGCCCAAACAACGCTTACTGATGGAAGCCCTGTGACTCCAGATCATCGGGAGATAAACCCAGAAACAGGACAGCAAAAGGGATATGTTGTGCTATCAGAAGAAGAACGAAAGAAAGGGTTTATTAGGCCAGTACGACAAGTTTATTTACATCTTACATGTAAGACAACAACAAGGATGGGGATTGCTCTAGCAGAAACGTATGCACGAGATCCAAAATTTTATGGTGGGACATTTTGTGTAACATGTAAAAATCATTTCCCACTTGATCAATTTTTGTGGGAAGGGACTAACGAGATAGTGGGGTCCTAAATGCAAGTAAAATTTGAAGATAGTGAATTACGTGAGTATGTAAAACAGCACATTGGTGCCGCCACTAAGTCTGTAGTACGTGCAGAAGTTGCCGCACTTATTCATGAAGAGATGGAGAAAAAATTGAGAGAGATAACTCCACATTCTATACAGGTAGCAATAAGTGGTATCCTTAATGAAAGGATTAAAAAGACTGTTGATGATGCATTTAAGGTTTTAAATGATAGTGGTGTTGATTCAACATATCCGAATTGGCATCCTCCACTGTTGTTTATTCAAAAAATGACACTTGGGATTAGAGAAGAATTAAAAGAGAAATTGTGGAAATATATATCATCTAAAATAGGGGTTGAATTAAATACCTCTCTTAAGGAGCGCAAATGAAGAATAAAAATGTATGGGATATTAAATCAATCGAGGACATTGAAATTCCAGAGATTTTTATGGAAAACGCTAAGATGGGTATTGCAAGGATTCAGTTTGAGTCCTTAAAGGTTAAGGAATTGCAGAAGTTGAATGAGAAACTTGATAGGTTAATTGCTGTTATGACACCGTCAAATGTTAAGGTTGCAAAAGGTTCTGCGAAGGGAGATGGACAGTGAGTGTTAGCACACCAATTAAAGATGTTATAGTTAGGCCCCTTATTGTGCACCATGATGATCGTGGGTATTTAATGGAGATACTTAGAGATGATAGCCCAACATTTACCAAATTTGGGCAAGTGTATTTAGTTGGTGATGTCGCTAGGGGTACTGTACGGGCTTTTCATAGACATAGTGAACTCGTTGATTGGTTCTTTATCTCTCATGGTGCTGCGAAATTCGTATTGGTAGATGGTCGAGAAGATTCTCCGACATATCGCAATTATCAGGTCATTGTTACTGGAGATCGTAAACCAGCATGTATCACAGTCCCTCCTGGTGTGTGGCATGGATGGATGGCACTTACTGATGATACACAGTTAATTAGTGTAGCTAGTAATTCGCATGATCCTTCTAAATTAGATGAGGAGAGAATCGCCCCAGATTACTTTAATTATATAAAGCGATTTTGGGACGTTGAATTTAAATGAAAAATCATATGATGTATAATTGTTTTCTTGAGTACTTACAAAAGATTAAAGATTTGGGTGGTGATATTATTGAAGTAGGGGTACATAGAGGCAATTCATTAAAGGTGTTAGGGGCGATTACAAGAGATTTAAACATTAATAAAATTATTTATGGTGTAGATACCTTTTGTGGTATGCCGGATCGTGTTATAGATGGATTAGATAACGGATATAATGAAAACGGCGAAATTACTCCTGGGGAAGGTGGGCATTATCCGGGTGATTTTAAAGATACATCACTTTTACAAGTGTCTAGGGCGGTTCCATGGGGGAATATCAAATTAATTCCAGGTGTATTTCCTGTGTGTGCTGATCAAATTAAGAGTGATAAATTCTGTTTTGCCCATGTTGATGTTGATATCTACAATTCATATAAAGATTCATATCAATATCTTTGGCCAAGAATCGTATCGGGTGGTGTTATAATTTGTGGTGATGATTACTTGTGTCCATGGTTAAAGGGTGCCAAAAAAGCGATTGATGAAGTAACTGCTGAATTTGGTGTTGTTCCTATCATTACACCAAAGGGACAACACGTTATAGTGAAACCATGAAAAAGATACAATTTGGATCTGGTGGTAAGGATTGTTTTATTGATGGATGGGAAAATTATGATATAGATATAGATATTAGGAAGCCATTACCATTTGAAAATAATAGTGTGGATTTTGTGATGGCTGAGCATCTAATTGAACATGTTACGCAGCATGACGCCTATTTATTTTTTTTGGAGTGCAGACGGATTTTGAAATCTGGTGGTACGGCCAGGATTATAGTGCCAGATATCAAAAGAATTTATGAGAATTGTAATGAAGAATACCGTGGGTTTGTTAGGCGGTGGTGGCCCGGTGAAAAACAATGGTATAATTCGAGGTATTGGGAATATAAAGAGAAAAATTGTAAAAAAGATAATCTTACTAATAGTGTTATAGCTGAACAAATGATATTTAATTTTGCCCATGTGTCATTTTGGACTGCTGATTTATTGGTTACTGCTTTAAATATTGTGGGATTTAAAACTATAATTGAAGGATATGGGAAGTCGAGTATCCCAGAATTAATCGGAGTTGATCGACATGGTATTGCAATTGGAATGGCCGCTACTATTATGGAGTCTATTGTAGTTGAGGCGACAAAGTCATGATTTATAGTTCTATAATGTTCTTTAATGAACTTGATTTGCTTGATTTAAAGATTGCAGAAGAATCTCCATATGTAGACAAGATTTACATTACGGAGTCACCATTAACATTTACTGGCAATCAAAAACTACTTAATTTCCCGGTGGAAAAATATAAAGACAATGATAAAATAGTGTATTTAGTCACTCCAAAAGAGATATACAAAGATTGTAAGGTCGCATGGGATAGGGAATTTTTGCAGAGAAATTATGCACAGGCTATAATACCATTTAATGATGATGATGTCTGTTTTGTTACTGATGCAGATGAAATAATTTGTGGGGATATGTTTCCCACTATACTTCATGGATTAAAAACATATCAATTTGTTGCGATGCATATGAAGTTTTGTATGTTTTATATTAATGTTGAAGTTGTAGGGCAGATTTGGGAGCCACCATTTGCTGCAAGGGGAAGGATGTGTAAGCAATATGCATTTCAAACTATGAGGAATAGAAAAGTAGGCACAAATAAAGTAATAGATAATTGTGGTAAGCATTTATCTTATTTAGGTGGTGAAGAAGCAATTAGGTTTAAATTAAGAAGTTATTCACATACAGAATGTGCTGTCCCAGAACGCGTAGCGTCCATTATTAATGATTTTAATATGGTAGGATATAATAATAATAGATTAAAAATAATAGAGGTAAATAGGTTTTATCCAAGGATCATATTAGATAATTTAGATAGGTGGGAAAAATATATAAAGAGGTGATTTATGTTTAGTCATATTAAGGGATTGTGTAGGGTGTTTGGTGGTGTTGGTGAAGAAAGAGCGGAGAAAAGTAAGGTAGTAAATCACATAGTATTTGTAAAAAAAGGATCGGGGATTGATATGGTAAAACTCAAATCTATGGGGTTTCATGTTGTTGAAGGAGATTCAATAGAAGAGGGACGTGATTTCAAATTTATTGAAAGTGTACAAGTTACAACTACCTTCTATTCAAGAGAAGTAGAAGAGGAAGAAAAAGAAGGAGAAAGATAGTGGTACTCGTCCTTGGTGGGGCAGGCTATGTTGGGTCAGTGCTTGTTGAGGCGTTGTTGGATCAGGGGTATTCGGTTAGAGTTTATGATAGGGAATATTATAATATAGATAATTCTAAATTTTCTAAGAAGGCAGATTATTGTTGGGGTGATGTAAGGGACATACGCCCAGAAATTTTTAATGGTATTGATGCAGTGATTAATCTTAGTGGCCTAAGTAATGATCCAACTGCAGAATATAATCCCGAAGCAAATAAGGAGATGAACACAGGGGCAACCATTAGTTCAGCAAAACAAGCTATAGACCTTGGGATAATGAGGTATGTTTTTGCCTCTAGTTGTTCAGTATACTATAGAGATATTAGCGGTACTGATATAGATGATGTTATATTGAATGAAAATGATAAAATTAGTCCAAAGGCTGCTTATTCTAAATCAAAATATGAGGCTGAACAAGGATTGTTACGTTTAGCCGGTGAATATAAAGGATTTTGTCCAGTTATTCTGAGAAAAGGGACTATATTTGGGTGGTCCCCAAGGATGCGCTATGATCTCGTTGTTAATACATTTGTCAAAGACGCACTTAAAACTGGGAAGATTACTATTCATAACGGTGGTGAGATGTGGCGTCCTATGCTTGAAATTAATGATGCTACTAGGGCTTATATTGCATGTCTCCAGGCGAAGGCTCCGAAGGTTAGAGGTCAGATCTTTAATGTTGCGTACAAAAATTTTAGGGTATCTGAGATTGCGTTAAGGACCGTAGAGGCATTGAAGAAACTTGGGATTAATGTTGAGATCGAAATTCAAAATTCGCTTGGTAGTGTAAGATCATACAGAGTATCGCTAGAGAAGGCTCGTAATGTCCTTGGCATAACACCATCAGTTACAATTGGTGAGTCGGTGGCCAATATGGTAAATAATATTAAGGCTGAAAAATACACAGATTTTGACAATCCTATATATTACAATATCCGTTGGCTCAAAACTCTCGAACATGCTAGTCGTATACTTATAAATGGGGAGGTATTTTAAATGATGATAATGAGTCATTGGGACTATCGTGTAGTTAGGAAAAATGTTTATATGGGTAAAACAATCAGTCCAGAAGTTCAGTATGCAATATATGAAACGTATTATAATGATGAAGGCGAGCCTATTATGATTACTACTGATTATATGTCACCATATGGTGAGACACCAGAGGAATTGAAGAGTGATTTGGAGAAAATGGTAGCAGCGCTAGATAAACCGGTGTTGAATTGGGGAGATTTTAAAAATAAAGAGATTGAGGTACCTACAAATGACAAAGTCATTGGCGGTGGTGATAGGCAGTAACGGACAATTTGGGTCAGATATTGTTAAGGTTTTAAATGGGAAATTTACGGTTAAGGCATTAACTCATAAAGATATTGATATTACCAAAAAGGCGTGTTATGATAGTATCGTTGCGCTTGAGCCTCAATATGTAATCAATACTGCGGCATTTCATAATTTAAAGGCATGTGAAGAAGAACCAGATAAAGCATTTTTAGTGAATGCCTGGGGTGCGTTAAATTTAGCTAGGGCTTGTAATGATATAGGGGCCACACTGATTCATACCAGTACGGACCATGTGTTTGATGGTGAAACTGATCAGCCATATTTTGAGGATAGTAAGACTTGTCCGGTTAGTTCATATGGTAGGTCCAAGTTATTGGGTGAACAATTGGTAACTGCTTATATAAATAAGCATTATATATTGAGGGTGTCAACTTTATATGGATATGTACCACCAAGTGGTAAACCATGGAATTTTATTGATATGGTTGTTGGGAAAGCGATTAAGAAAGAGAAGATGACCATTGTTAATATGCTTTATTCTTCACCAACGTTCACAGCCAATGCAGCTAATAAATTACTTGCCATATTAACCAGAAAATTACCATATGGTGTATACCATTGTTCTGATGGTGGGGTTACATCTTTTTATGATTTGGCAGTTTTTATATGTAAATATTTAAATTTGGAGGTAGATATAGTCCCACTCACAGAACCACTAGATAGTGTGCCACGACCAAAATATTGTATTATGGGTGGTGCAAAATTGGATGGTTTTGGTATACCATCTAGGCCATGGCAGGCATGTATAGCGGTTTATTTAAATAATAAGTATCCGGAGTATGCTCCTAAACGATAAAAAAGCAAATATTTTATCGGGGAGCTAATGTCGCCAGCTAAAATTAAGCAAAAATGTGTTGAATGTGGTGTTGTATTTGAAAGATCTAAGTTTAATCCATATTTGGATCGATGTGAAAAACACAGGATATCAAATAAAAAAGTAAGGGTACAAGTTGAAGGACCAGTTAAGAAACTGGCAAAGAAGACGAAAAAAGAGGAACCTCAACAAATAATATTGCCAGTTCCATCATTAACTAATTTTAAACCAATTGTTGTTACCATAGAAAAGGAGAAGATTTATTTACATCTTTTATCTCGTGGATGGCAATTATCAACCAGTAATAAATTATTTAAGAAGACAGACAAAGTAAACGTCGTAGCTACTCTTGGGTCAGATGGATCACAATCACAAAAGTTTACTGCTAGTTTTTGGGGTGGCGATAAATTTAGTGGGTTTGATGGTAGTTTGTCTATAGTGGAGAGGGCACAGTTGAAAAAGTTACCATCAGAAATAACTAATGATTTAGAAGATATTATAAATTTAATTTGGCCGATTGGAGAGAATGATGAGAAAGAGTGCGGAGAAAAGAAAAGAATATAATAAGAAGGCTTGGCCCAAATATATTAATCGGATTGGAAAAGAGGAGAGGTCTAAACGGCAGATAGTGTCGTATATTAAAAATAGAGATAAAGTACAGGCAAGGCATAAAATAAGAAGGGTAGAGATCTGTGAGTTTGTGGACGAGCAAAAGAAAGGAAAACAGTGTGCCTATTGTGGCAATGTGGATTGGAGGGTATTAGAATTCCATCATCTGGGCGATAAAGATATGTGGGTTAGTATTATGCGGAAGTACGCATGGGGCAGGGATAAAATCTTGGCTGAGATTGCTAAGTGTGTTATATTGTGCACCAATTGTCATAAGATTCTTCACCACGAAGAGAGACAAACAGAACAGGTAGCGAGTGGCTGGAAATGCAGTAGGGCCAGAAGGGCCGCTGCGTATAAACTAGTTGATGATTATAAGAAGAAGAGTAAGTGTATCAAGTGTGGAAATAATGATTGGCGTGTGTTAGAATTTAATCATAGGGACCCAGCGACCAAAAGTGGTGATATTGGTCGTATGCGTAGTGACGGGTGTACCAAGAAACTTGTGATAGAGATGGCGCAATGCGATATGTACTGCGGTAACTGTCATAAACTATATCATTTAGGAGAATGTGGTGATGCAGAAAAGGACTAATAAGAGGAAAATATTATATGTTCTCGCCGACAGCCAGGGATGTGGACATTACCGTTGTCTTCTCCCGGCTTGGTATTTGCAGATGATAACAGACACATATCATACTACATGTTCCTGGGAGTTGTCATTAGCTGACATGTATTGTTATGATATGATTATATTTCAGCGGCATTTTGAAGATAAGGTTAAACCGTTATGGGACGCAGCCAAAGATTCTGGAGTAATTATGGTATATGAAACGGATGATGACTTTTTTAATATCCGCCCAATAAACCCTGCGTATAAGTTTATACACAATAATGAAAAACAAAATGTTAGAAATTTTATGAAGATGGCAGATGCTGTAGTGGTATCTACTGAGCACCTAAAGAATCAGATGAAGTGTTATAATAAGAATATTTATGTGATACCAAATATGGTTGAAGTGAATAAGGATTTTATTGCTCAACGGCCATATGATTACAGTAAAGAAATTCGTATCGTATATGCTGGTGGACCATCGCATGGTGATGATTTTAGGGGGATGGAGGCGTCTATAGTTAAATTACTTGATGAATTTGGTGATAAAATTAAAGTGTTTTTTATGGGGTGGGTACCAGAATGTTTGAAAGAAGAGAAACGTATCATACAAATACCTTGGCTAAAGATTGGTGAGTATCTCCATACTTTGGCTAGTATACAGCCACATATTGGTATTTGTCCTCTGGAAGAAAATATTTTTAATAGAAGTAAAAGTAATATGAAATGGCTTGAATATACAGCAGTGGGTGCGGTTACTGTTGCTTCCAATGTGTTACCATACCAAGAGGTTATTACTTCTGGGATTAATGGTGTGTTAGTTGATGGTCAAAGGTCACGTGATTGGTGCCATGCATTGGAGGATTTAATCAATAATCCAGATAAGATTAAACCAATGGTAACTGGTGCAGTACAAGTTATGGAAGAGAAACAATTAAATATTGTAACTAGTCCAATACTTTCGAATGTCATTGGTACGATATTTAATAATGTGGCCGCAATGAGGGAACAAAAGAGAAAGAAGGCATCTTAGTGCAAAATTTTATACATACCCACTGCCATAGTTCATATTCACTAATGGATGGGGTCACTTCCCCGGCTAAGATGGTAGCACATGCTAAGAAACTTGGGTTCCAGGGTTTGTGTCTCACCGATCATGGTAATATCTTTGGTGCCATACCATTTTATGAGGCATGTAAAGAACAAGGGTTGAAATGTGGTATTGGTATTGAGGGGTATGTGTCTAAGGAGAGGAAATTTGAAGGACGGGAGAAACTTGGACATATAGTGTTAATAGCCAAAAATATGGTGGGGTATAAGAATCTTATTAAGATTGTATCAGATGCCTTTGAAAATTTTTATTATAAACCTAGAATGTCGTTGGATGTTATTGCTAGGTTTAGTGAGGGGATTATTTGTTCAACTGCTTGTTTGCATGGATTGATTGCTAGGGATGTGTATGATGATAAGGCTGATGAAGCGGTTGCAACATTAAAACGATTGCGGTCTATATTTAATAATGATCTTTATGTTGAGGTGATGGAAACGGGGGTTAAGGGGCAAGGTGGTTGGGCAGATCTGATGTTAGAAATGGCGGAGAAATTTAAGATTAAACCAATTATTACTAATGATATACACTATTTAAATAAGGATGATGCTGAAATACAAGATGCAATGGTTGCATTACAATTTGGAACGCATATTTTGGATAGGAAACGTGGTGTTGTTTATGGTGACTGGCCAGACGATGTGAGTAAACCATCAATTTTGAATGCTGAATATTATATGAAGACTCGTGGTGAGTTGGAGAAATTTGCTTCCAATATCCCAAAAGTAGCATTTGATAATACAATGGAGATTTGTGAGAAATTAGAAGATTATAATATTGAGTTTAAGACTGGTAAATATATGCCAGAACTGCCTAAGTCGTTTTTACCGGCAAACATAGAGACTAATGATGAATACTTAAAGACGCTTGCTTATGATGGGCTAAAAAGTAAAGGTATAGATACACAAGAGTATAGAGATAGGTTGGAGTATGAGTTAGGTGTAATATCAAAACTTAATTTTTCTTCATATTTTTTAATCCTTGGTATTGTTATAAAGGAGGTACGTAAGCGTGGTATTTTAGTTGGACCAGGAAGAGGTTCGGCAGGAGGCAGTTTAACTTTATTTGCTCTTGGGATATCGGGTGTAGATCCAATAAAATACAAGCTTATGTTTGAGCGGTTCTTAAACTCTAGTCGTATTGATCTGCCTGATGTTGATATAGATTTTGAGCAACGAAGGAGACCAGAGGTTATTGATATTGTACAGCAAATTTTTGGAGCTGATAAAGTTTCTAAGCTCGCAATATTTAACAATATGACAACCAAATTGGCGATTAGAGAAGCTTTGCGGGCCATTGAACCAAATCGTAAAAGAGTAGATGAGCTTATAAAGGATCTTGGTGGTTTAGATGAACTGGAGCCTAAAGAGTTATTTGAGGAGACTGCAAAGAGAGAAGAAGAAGGTGTAATGGTTGTCATGGATAAGATGCGGGCATTTAAATCCCCTCGAGCGGGTAAGAGTTGGTATGATTTCGCTGCTGGGCTGTCTGGCAATCCTAAGGCTGTATCGATCCATGCATCTGGGGTTATAATTTCTAAGGATAGGTTTAGTGATATAGTACCAACATTTAGGGTGAATAGAGAGTCAGAGACGGCATTGATGTGTGATATGTATGTATCGTCAAAACTTGGGTTGGTTAAATTTGATTTGCTTGGTTTGACTACCCTTGATATTATTAAGATAACTTGCGAAATGATTAAAGAGAACCATGGCATAGATATTGATCCTTATGCCTTGCCGTTTGATGACCAAAAAACGTTTGCGTTATTTCAGGCTGGGAATACATGTAGAGTATTTCAAGCTGAAGGAGATGGGTTCACCAATATGATGAAGGGATTGGTCCCAACCGAGTTCGAACATATTATTGCTATGAATGCCCTTTATAGGCCAGGGGCTTTGGCTTATGATGAAGCGATTAAAATGTCAGCCGCTGAAAAATATATAAGGACTAAAAATGGTTTAATACCCCCAACCAAGATTGATCCATGTATTGATGATGTACTTGCACCTACGCACTATATGATGCTTTTCCAAGAGCAGATTATGGAAATTGCACGGCGTGTAGCTGGGTATACTATGGCAGAAGCCGATCACCTACGTAAGGTTATTGGTAAGAAATTGGTTAAAGAGATTGATGATGAAGGTGACAAGTTTGTCGCAGGTGCTATTAAAAACGGAAAGAGCAAGGAATTTGCTGAATATATTTTTGGCCTTATTAAGCCATCAGCAAGGTATCTCTGGAATAGAGCACATTCTGCAGCATATGGAGTCATCACTTACATCACGGCATACTTAAAGGCTCATTATCCCGTAGAATTTATGTGCGCTAACCTTATAATGACTGATGCTGATCAAGCAAAGGTTATCATTGCTGATTGTAAGAAACTTGGAATCAAAATTTCAAGACCTGATGTTAATAAGTCTAAACTGTCATTTTCTGCTTCTGGTGATACTATATACATAGGTTTGTCTTCTATCAAAGGCATCGGTGAGACTTCTGCTGGTGCATTAATCTCTGAACGCAATAAAAATGGTGAATATAGATCATTTGCCGATTTTATTAATAGAAATCGTAGTGTGCCATCTAATCAAGTTACTCAATTAGCATTGGCTGGTGGATTCTCATTTGATAAGAGTATAAATAGGAAGGATATAATAGAGAATATAGCAGAGATTAAGAAGTATATACGAGTAAAGAGCCTTTCTCCAAAGGTTGTAATGAGTAGATATACTACTGCTAGTGAGTTTGATAAGCCAGCATATAAAAAGGCAATAGAAACTGGGTTCCTTGGTTTGGAGTTGCCTGATGATATAATTTCGGTCCCATGGTTTAAGAAGCAAGTTGAGTATGATTTGTCGGAGATATTAGAGATTGAATCGGAAGTAATAGGGCTTTTAGATGTTGATTCGGTGTTAGATATATATCAAGCATTAGCCGATTCGGTTGGGGCTATTTCACTTACCAAGGCATTAACATTACCAACACAATCAGTTGTTTATATTTATGGAATTAATGGTGGGGTGGAGGTTATTTATCCAAAGAAAGATCAAACATGGAGTAAATTTGGGTCGGTGGCTGTGATTGATAGGGAGGGGCTCCATCAGAGGAATATAAATATTAATACAGAAGATTTGGATGATAATGTGGTGAGTGGGGTTAATTATGGGTGTATTAAGACTTCTCTTAACAAGAAGTTTATCCCAATTATTGTAAAGGGTATTGTAAAATATAGTAATAAGCGTGGTAAGGGGTTAACTTTGGTAGGGAAGCCCACATTGCCACAGCAAGGGATTAAGGTTAAAAATATTGGATTTATGAAGGCCCCATCTATGATGGATAAGATAATTATTAGTAAAGTTTGTGGAGACCTTGGGAGTATCGATATACTTACTAATGATATAATTAAATCGCTCGTGGGTATAGTGGGACCGACAATATTTGCGAATATACGGGAGTAATATGCCAAAGACAATAGTTACTGGGGCAATGAATGTTAGTGTTGATGTGCGTGAGGTTATGAATAGTTATGTGTGTAATAAAGTTGGGATAGGGGAGGGGCAGTATGCAGATCCAAAATTTGCACTAGATGATTTAGGGGCTATGCTTGTTTCTCTTGGAAAAGATAGGGGGATCAAAATTAAAGTAGTGATAGACCATAAATGAAAATCCTCATAGTTGGAGACATCCACATTGATGGAAATTGGACCGAAGATACTGATGAAGTTTTGTCTAAAATAACCGGGTTTGCGTATGGATGTGAGAAAGTTATTCTCCTTGGGGACATATATCATCGTAGGGATGTACAAAAGGGAGGGAAAGAAGAAGCCAGATTTCATAGATTTTTGGGGTCTTTACCAAGAGAAGCCGAGATTCATATATTAACTGGTAATCATGATCTATCTGATGAGCGCAATCTATTGGCGGAAGTCAAAACCTTTCCATTTATTCAAAGGATATATTTATATGATGAACTGAGCATACCATTTTCTATTGGTGACAAATTAGCCGTAATGTTGCCATGGGAAGTTCATCGTAGGACTGATACTGTTGAATGGTTTAAATCTAAGTGTGAATATTTAAAAACACTCAATGAAAAGTTTATATTATTTGCACATCTGCCGTTGATTGAGGCCAAGTTTAATAATACTAAAATGATTAGTAATCAAGCAAAGAATTTCCCTTCAGTTAAATTATTAGAAGCGATACCAAATTTTGAGTTTGCATTTCTTGGTGATATTCATTTACCACAAGATGTTGGTCATCGTGCAATATATGTTGGAGGGATTAGAAATATAAATTTTGCAGAAAATGGCGATAAACGGGTTATATTGTTTGATACAGATAAAATGGTTGGTACCAATTTATGGCTTGGTTGCAGGGATACGTATATGGCTGATATTAAGATGGCCGACCTTAAGGGTTTATTATTAGATCCAATACTTACCAATAAAATGGTAAAATTGAAGGTGCACTGTACACAGGAGGAATATGAAAGAGGGATAGAATTAATAGATCATAAGGCGTATGATCTAAAAATAGATTATGAGATACAGGGTAAAAAAGAGTTTAAAAGCCTCGATATAACTGATGATGACCGTATGTTTTATATGTATTGTGATACATTGTCTGGGAAGTATGGTGTCAATATAATAGATAAAGTTAAAATTATTGGTAGGGATATTATTAATGGATGATAATAACGGGTTTAGGGATAAAGTAATCGCTATGTATGAACATAGGCAGGCATTTGGATGCCCTACTATGAAATGCAAGTCTTTACAAGATACCATTTTAAAAGAAAGTAATGATAATACATATGAATTATGTTTAAGTATAAGTGTCCTATTATTTTTAAATAATATAGAAATCAATGATGGGGTATTGGGTGATATGGCTGCATTGGTATATAGAAATAATATAAAATATGGCATAAAATGTGCTTCTACTTCATTTGAAATATGCCAGGCATGTGCGGTAAGCAAATTAATTAATAATAAGGATGTACAATAGTGAGGCTTATACTTAATAATTTTTTATCATATGGGGACAATGTTGTTGTGGACATTTCTCCTGGGGTTACGTTAATCCGTGGAGATAATGGTGTTGGTAAATCTGGGTTACTGGAGGCATTCACATATGCTATCTGGGGTAAAGCACGCGGAACTTCTGAGTTTCCTGGTGGAGATCACCTTATACGTGATAGCAATAGAAATATGTCTGTGGAACTTGGATTATCCTCGTCCAATCAAGTTAAAATCACTCGTGGTCGTGATGATCTTGCTACTAATCTTTCTATTAATTTATGTGGTGCGGATCAACAATTTGTTACTTTAGATGGTGGCGAGAAGATAATCAATAATATAGTTGGTATGGGGTATGATACATTTGTTAAGACTGCATATTTTCAACAAGGTAAAGATAAGGCATTTTCCGAATTAACATCTACAGAATCACGCAAAAAAGTTGTTGAAATGCTTGGATTAGATCGTTGGCAAGAGAAGCAAGCAATAGCATCGAAAAAATTAGATGAGATTAAAAAACAAATTACAAAATATAAGATTATTATGGATAGTATAGATAATAAGGTTTTAACTGCTGAAATAGAGCAGGCTACCACAGAGACCAAAGATACACAAAATAAGATTAATATTGCTGGGCTTGAATTAGAGATTACTAAAAATATGTTAACTAGTGCCCGATTTAATGCGTCAGCATTATCAGATAAAATTAGTGCTATAAGTGCTCAGGTTGCATTGGAAGAGGAAAAGCGGAAAGCATTAACTATTGTTAAGCTAGAGATTGAAGATTATTCGCAAAAAATGTGGAATCTTAGGAAACAGTTAAAGGTTAATGTTGATAGGGGCATTGCTATCAATATTAATATGAAAGCATTGCAAGAGCAGATAGATAGGGTAGATATTGGGGTCATAGTGGAGCTCCAAGAAAGAGATCGGGTGACGTTAATATCGCATCGAAATGTTTTATTAAATAAGAAAGATGCTTTAAGAGATATGACTAATCAAATATCAACCATGGAGAAGCAGAGAGATAACTTAACCACATGTGGGATGGAATGCCCAGTGTTGGGTACTAAATGTGAAATGTTGGGGCAAGATAGATTACAAGAGAGAGTCAAAAAAATAAATGAAGATATTGCCTATATGACTATTGACATGCTTAGTTTGGGGGAAGACATAAATAAACTGCAGCTTAAAATTTCTATATATGAAGCCAACATAAATAAATATGAGAATATAAAGACTGATTATGCTACAAATGTATCGAAATTAGATGGGCTTGCTTTAGAGCGCAAGGGGATTGATGAATTAATTACTTCAACTAAATCAAATGTTGATAATATTAATACTTTAATGCAAAATACTAATATTAAATATGCTTCGGTATCAACAGAATTAGAACAAATAAAGACTGGGATGATTACGGTTGTTAATCTTAGACAAGAGTATACCAAGGTTAATGCTGATGTTTCCACATTAGAGAAAGAGTTAAAAGGTAGAGAAGATGATATTAAAAAATTAAATAATACTATAGCTTCAGATGAGGCCAAGATAAAAATAAATACAGGGAAATTAAAAGAATTTGATAAATTTTCTTCTCTCTGTGATGGGTGTATTAATGAACAACATATATATGACATATTAACTATAGCATTTGGCCCAAATGGTGTACCAGCTATGCAGATAGAGGCTATGAAGGATCAGATTGAGGTATTGGCTAATAATATACTGCAGTATGGTGGGCAGAAATTGTCAGTGTCGATACTTTTAAAGGAACCGAAGAAATCAGGAGATGGTGTAAAAGATGTATTTAAGATCTTGGTAAAGACTGGAGATAGGGTAATTCCCCTATTTAGGCTCTCTGGTGGGGAGGCTTATTGGGTTGATCTTAGTGTCCGTGCAGCATTGTTTCTTGTGTGGCGTGTGCGAAACCCAGATAATATATTAGATATTTTAATGATAGATGAAGGGCTTGGTAAGATAGATGATGGGAAACGTAGGATATTGGTAGATGTACTTAAATATTTATCTACTAAGGTAAAACGAGTACTCGTCATAACTCATACGGATCTTAAAAATTTGGTGGATGAGTTTGATAATGTGATCACAGTTAGTAAAATTGATGGTGTGAGTACGGTATAAAGGAGGTATAAATGGTCTGGAAATATCGCAGGAGGATAGTTAAGATATTAAACGGTGTAGAGATTGATATCGCTGGATTGTGTGAAATTAAAGAAGGTGATTTATTTAAGATGTATAACGATGGGGACCAATTGGATGATGATTATACAACTGGTAGGATTTGGATTGCCAGATCAAATCCAATCCCAAGTAAAGAATATGATTTATTGTACGAAATACAGGGAGAAGCAATGTGATGTGTACTGGGAATATTATTGAGTTTGGGTGTAAGGTTATCACTGAGGAACTTGTTTTTAATAAAACAATTTTAGATGTTGGTGCGTATGATGTTAATGGATCTTTGAAAGATATGGTAATGAAGTTTAATCCGAGATTATATGTTGGGGTTGATATAAGAGAAGGACCCAATGTTGATATTGTGTGTGATATATCTGATATAGAACATCTATTTGAGATGGAATCATTTGATGTGGTTATATGTACGGAAGTGTTGGAGCATGTGGAAAATTGGCGTGTTGCCATAGATAATTTAAGGCAGGTAGTAAAATCAGGTGGGTTTATTCTAATAACAGTTCCTACTATTGGGTTCCCTTATCATGGGTATCCTAATGATTACTGGCGGTTTACATTAGATAATTTCAGAGACATATTTAGTGATTTTGATTGGATTGCATGGCAGCAGCATAATGACCCAGGTATTTGTATATTAATTCGTAAACCAATCGGGTATCAATATACGCTTACGTCAAGTACTATGGAGGTTGCGCGTGTTTGATTGGAAGCAATTTAGTATTTATTTATTTAGATGGCAACTATCAACTATTACTCTAGCCCCGTGTATTTATTATTTGAATCCAAGAATAGGGGCTATTTTCTCTACAATTATTGCCAATTTTGTTGGTGGTGTGATATTCTATTTTGTGGATAAATATTTAATATTTAAGGAGGGAAATAATGCCAGTGTCAAAATTCAATCTTAATAAGTATTTTGATTTTAAGGGTATTATTGCTATGGTTGTTGGGCTTTCTGTATTAATCGGGTCAGTCCTTGGAGTAAATGCATATTTTGCAAAGGATCGAGAGTTTAAAGCATATGTAGTTTCTGTGGATCGGAGATTTGCTGAGTCAGACACCAGGTTACTAATATATCAGGCGGAGCAATCGAAATCTTATGTACAGGAAAAGATATGGAAAGTACAAGATAGGGTGGAGCAAAAGCCTGGTGATATCGAATCTAAACATAAGTTACGTGAATTACAAAATGAAAAAGAGGAACTAGATATTAGGATACAAGATTTGAAGAATGGCAAACAGTAATGGAAATATCTGGGTCAATGTTTATACACAATGCAATTAAGCAAGATTATTGTATTGAGGCAGTAGCCGCTAGTTTTTCTGATTTATGTGAGGAAGTGATTATCCTGGATGCGGAAAGTGATGATGATACTGTCGATTTATTATATGAGATAGCAAAAAAATATAATAATGTTAAGGTTCATACTGGGGCAAAATGGGCATGCGAGAGACCTGGGCGTAGTGGGTATGATAGGTATGCAGTATTAGCTGATCAAGCCAGGGCTCTAACAAGACATCAAATACATTTTATGATACAAGCAGATGAGGTTTTGCACGAAGATTCAATTCCAATTATATATAATTCTTTAATTAGTGATCCAAGAACATCATATGCAATTGCTAGGTATAATATATTCGGTAGTCCAGACAAATACTTAAGGTTTGATTCAAAACAACTTACTGGGCACGAACAGCCATGCAGTATTTGGCCAATAAGGTTGGGCGATAGGGGGCTTGTTGCATTAGGGGATGCAGAGAGTATTACTCCTGGTAATAAGCCTGGTAGGTTACCCGTTGATGCGTGTTTATTCCATTATTGCCATGTTAGAGATTTAAGGAAACAACTAGATAGGGTGTCGGCTATCCAAGATTGGTTCTTTAGTAATACCGGTAGTGGTGGGGAGGTTGATAAAAGGATAGTTGAGCAAAAAGCAACTACTGGGTATTTTGATGCTCGTGTGTGGTATCCAGATGATCGGTGTTTTATCCCAATCCCTAAACCGCATCCAAAATGTGCATTACCATGGGTTGAAAAACAACGTAAGCAATTTGAGGAGATATTTGGCAATGGATAAAGTGAAGTTGTATTTCATTAGTTTGGGGTATGGTATTGCTAATTTTTTACGTGGATTAGATATTTTGGTTAATTCAATCTTGGGTGGAGATGGCAGGGAAACAATATCTAGTCGTCTTGGGAAGTATAGACATGGGCATCCAGGAGTTGAGTTTGTAGCTAAGATTGTTGATAAAATATTCTTTTGGGAAAAAAATCATACCAACACACATGAAAATCCTACTGTGGGGGATAAACAGACGTGGAATTAATTGAGGTACTAGACCATGGATATATTAAATTATTGAGGGTAGATGGTACAGATAGGGATATTGAGAATAGCGCTCGTGCTAGTTTTATAAAATCAGTAGATAAAGTGACGCCAGGATTTATTGAACGACTAGCTAAAGAAGGGCATTCTTCACCATTTCGTTGTGTTGGTCTGTGGTTTGAGATAAAGATGCCTGGTGCAGTAAAAAATCAATTTTATCGTCATGTGGTATCAAATGCTATTATAGATAGTCCTGTGTCTTGGAATGAGGTTTCATTTAGGGGGGTACATAATGATATTGAATTTTATACACCGCATGTTAGAGCTGCTACTGGTAGGTGGGGACAGGGTGATGTTTTAAATAATGAGTTTGATATAGAATTTCAAAGAGATCTTAAAGATTTTTATACAAAAGGGTTAGATTATTATAATCGTTGGATTGTGAGGGGTGCATCTGCAGAACATGCTAGATCTTTTTTGCCTTTTTATAATATATATACGGTTGTTAGGAGTAGGATGAGTTTAGAGGCAGCATGTCATTTCTATAAATTAAGGAGTGATTCTCATGCTCAACTTGAGATACAACAATATGCTGCTGCTATAGATATTATATGTGGTAAGTACTTTCCTATTTCATGGGAGGCACTTAAAGCAGGTATAAAGAATTGAGTTGTACTAATTGTCCTAAAAAGGCAACTTGTGAGAAAATATGTCCATATATTGAGGGGTTGTTATACTCACAGACTCATAATGTTTGCAAGTATAATAATGGTGGATGTTATTATGACGTAGGAACTGAATGTACTGTCAATAATCCTGATGGTCTTTATCAAAATTATGATGGTGAGTATGGGACCTGTAATGAAACTAGGTGTTCTAAATTTAATGGGTGTGCATTTGGGTATTCTTGTTGGACTACGGGATGTAATGTTAGCACGTGTGAAAATTATGATCCGATAGAAAAGGGTCAGGTGTTTAAATTTGGTGTTGAAAATGGGTTTAGGAAAGAGATAGCATACGATTCGGGTGCCCTAGATATAATTAAGCATAAGTTGACTAATTATTTTGATTTAGATCGGGATGAAGAGCAAGTTGAGGTACCTATTGGTAATATAGAAGATATTGTACATGTTGCTGGATTGGATTGTAGATCTTGTAAACTTAGGAATAAGTGTAATGCTTTAAAATTGTGCAAAAAGATGGCGGCTATTTTAACTACTGCTATTGTCGATAATATTGAGGGAGAATTTGAAAATATGAAGGTTAAAATCTTGTCTGGGTCTAAGTATGTTACACCAGAGATTAGACTTAAACTTATTAAATTGCTTAAATGTGAGAAATTTTTATCAAAAAGACAGAGGGATGTATTGTGGTTGCATTATATAGAGGGAGTACCCCAAAAGGATATAAAGGATATCCTTTCAGCGTATAGGTGTTCTAGTGAGAATTGTGTATTCTTTAGTCCTAAAAAAGTTGATGTATGCCCTAGGTGTGGGGCCAATGAATTTATTCATACTAATATCACATCACAAGCAGTAAATAGGTATATTAAATGGGGGTTGTCAAATATACGTAAAAAGTTTTTGATTGACCTAGATATGTTTGATACTCCGGAGTATAATAAGGAGTGTGTGGTGTGTGGGAAACCATTTAAGACGAAATATAAACATCAACAATTTTGTATCGAGGAATGTAGGGTTAAGTTATATACTAAGAAACGTAGGGATGTGCGTAGGAAAAGGAGAACCCTAGCACGTAAAAGTAAGGTAAAACAAATTGTCAAGCAGAGAAAGTGTGCCAATCCGGATTGTGGCATAATATTTACACCTAAACCATTTCAGATATATCACTCTAAGAGTTGTAGGTTGAGGGTAACTAGAACAAATTATATAATACATATCCCAAATATCCATGATGTTGGTGGTAGGATTAAAAGACGTTAATCCAATTTACGTATATACAATAATATATATTTGTTTAAAAAACATAAGAAGTAAATTTAATGAGGTGGCTAATGAGTGTTCCTTCTATTGAGGTCCGTGATCTTATTTGGGATATGGCCCTAAAATTAAGGCCTTCATATGTTATAGCACGGGAGTTGGGATTAGATATTACCGATGTTATTGATGTTGTGGCCCAGTATCGTATTGCTCTAGATAAGAAAATTCAAGATAATCCTGACCTATTAGACCGTAAATTGGCCAATATATTTGGGCAATTAGAAGAGTTGGATTTGGTTAAGAAGGAAGCATGGGCTACATATGAAGGTATCCCGTCAGATAATACTAATTCTAAAGCCAAATTGTTAAAATTGATTACTGATGTTGAAGCCCAGCGTAGCCAAATCCTTCAATTACTTGGTAGTGATAAGGATGCAATTACAAGATTACAATTAGCCCAGTCTACACAAAATCAATTTGTCAATATTGTTAAGGGTGTTGTGTCTGGATGCCCCAAATGTCTGGAGGGACTTAAGCGGGCATTACAGTCTGGACGCGTTAAGATAGTCATAGAAGATACTCGGCCAGTAAATGTTGTAGAAACTGAACTAATTAATGCACTTCCATTAGAGAATAATTAATGGAAGGTAATAATAATGGTAATTTTTATACTTCATTGGATCAATTAGCCAATGATTTTGTGGAGTATGCTGATGCGGACGTGCGGGCCAGATATAGAGATAATCCACTAGAATATTTTAAAAAATTTCATGGGTTTATTCTCCCGCCTATCTTAGATTGGATATTTCGTAAAATATATGATATGGCCAAAGATTCAGTTGATAATGGTGTACGTTCTAATGGTCTTGATATTATCATATGTGCAGCTCGAGGAAGTGGTAAGTCGTTGTTTGCATCGATGCTTGAGTTTGCGTTGTGGTATTTTTTGGATTCTGATTGTCTAAATGCCGCTGGATCGCTCCATAAAGATACTGCAATTATTACAAATCGCGGTAGTGTCCCAATCAGTGATGTGGTGGTAGGTGATATGGTCGTGTGTTCTGATGGTAGATGGCACAATGTGCTTGGGAGATCGGTAACAAATATTGGTACGCCATGGGTTCAATTAAGAGTATTTGGTAGTAATATACCAACGATTTTAACTGTTGATCATAAAGTTTTGACACAGCGTGGGTTTGTCTCGGCAGGAGAACTAACGCAGGCTGATTATGTTATCCTTCAAGGGAACAAAGAACAAACATATATACCGACAATTGAATGGGATATCCCAAATAATTGTTCGGGTAAATATAGAATTAAATTGAATAAATTAATGAATATGTCATTTCATGAACCAGATTTTTATAGGTTGATTGGGTATTATTTGGCTGAGGGTTGTTCTGGGGGTAGCAATAGTTTGGGTAAAAATCATGGAAGTATTGTTTTTAGTCTGTCAGCTGATAATGATGGTGATATCATAGCAGACCTTAAGACATTAATCCCGAGATATATGCTTTGTGATGTTAAGATCGAAGAACGCCCACTCAAACGTGAGTCTGTTACAATGGTTCGTTGTGCTAGTCCGGCTTTTAGAAATTTTTTTGGTCAGTTTGGGGCAGATGCTATGCACAAGAAATTACCGTATGAATGGTTGGCCATGGATAATGAATATATTAGACAATTGGTGCGTGGTATGTGGTTGGGAGATGGACATATTAGAAGGACTAAAAATTTGTGGAATTATGAGAGATCTGAAGCTGGGTATACTACAACATCACAACAATTAGCAATATGGGTTAGAATGGCTTTGGCTAAACTTGGTATAGCAAGTTCTATATCTAAACAAAAAGTACCGTCAATTAATATGGCATCAACTAAGAAATTTAAAAATACCCAACCATATAGGTATAATATAAGTGTTTATGGGTCTGCTTTTTATAAGTTGATGACAGAAGTATTAAATAAAGATGTTAGCTGGGTGTGGAATAGGACAGATAAACCATATGATGTATTTGGGTATGAAAAATCGAGGTGTGATGGAGACAAAATATTATACAAAGTAAAATCGGTTGTACTATTAGAAGAATGTTTTGATCATTATGATATTCAGGTAGAAGGTATCCATGATTTTTGTACATTAAATGGTGTTGTGCATAATTCTGAAGACCAGGCATCAATTGTTTATTCGTATACATGTTCTTATATTGACAATGATGCAAAAGTATCTAGCGTTGTTGATAAACGTACTATATCTGTCACCAATAAAAAGGGGCCTGCTCCTACGCCAGTTTTGAAATGTTTGACTAGTTCACCTAAGAGCTTGCGAGGCCACCATCCGGGAGCATTGCGTAAAGCCCCCGGATTGTTGGTCTTGGATGAAGCGGCAGAAATTGTTGATGGGCTAATGAAGCAGGCATTGCCGATGACTAAAGAAGCAAGGCCTCCTTTTAACTTGATTATCTCAACGTTTCATCATGCGTTTGGTGATTTCCAGGATTTTTGGGATAATGCTGAGGCTCGTGGATTCCTGAAAATTTCTATGGATTCGTTTGATGTGTGTGAAAAATGCATCGATGATTGTACTAAATGTATACCAGAATTTGATGAAACTTATTGTCAATTGATATGTGGATGTTATTTTAATTTTGAGATCCCACGTGAGCAATTACCTATGTGGGTGCGATTCCATTACCAGGAGCGACTTGATGAGACGAGACTTGATCAAAAACCAGCAAATTGTATATATCCAAAGTTATGTAATGAGTGTCCACAGAGAGAAACATGTGGAGCAATTAAAGTAAAGATTAAGCAGCCTGGAGACTTTGGTAGAATATGTGAAAAATGTGGTGAAAAGGTAGACCATAAGGCTAGACGTAGTGCTGGGCACTTTCCAGTTGAAGAAGTGCGTAAAGCTTGGAAACGTAATGATAAAACTACATTTGAAGTTGAGTATATGGGCTGGCGTCCAGGTCGTGGTATTTTTGTTCTTGACCCATATGAGATTGATAAGGCCATAGTACCAGATGAACAGTGTTATTATAAAAGGGGATTTGGTTCTACATTTTTGGGGATTGACTGGGGTGCCGCTGGTACTACAGCTATGGCGGTAGTGCAGTATATGACGGACGAATTTGTTAATATTATCGCGTATCATTCGTTAAATGCTCCATCAGATACTGATTGTTATCAGCTTGTTGCAGACCTATCTAAGCAATATGGTATATCAATGGTGTTACCAGATAGTTCGCATGTGTTCCAAAATATGCATATGCAAAAAGAATTGGGATTAGTGGTTAATCCAATTAATTTTACTGTTCAGAAGGAAGCAGGAGTTGGGGCTATGCGTATGAAGTTTGAACGTAGACAGGTAAGAATACCAGAGCGATATCGGCAGACTTTATGTAAAGATTTAAAGAATTGGCGTAGAGATGCGAGTGGTAATATAATTAAGAAGAATGATCATGGTCCAGATGCATTGTTGTGTGCAATGATTAATAGTACATCGTTTGGTTCGGCTGCAACGTACTTTACTGGAGATAATGAAGAAAAGGTTAGAAAGACCTATTATGATCGCTGGGATCAATCAATATTTTAAAATTGGAGGATGTTATGAGTGGTGAATTGATTTGCCAGAATGAGAATTGTGCTAAGACGTTTATTCCTATGTTTGAGGGACAACTTTATTGCACCAAGAAATGTAAACGTGCTCGTATAATGAGGCGTAATAGAGGGAAAAAGAATGCAAATGTTTACAGTGCTAGGATCGCAGATACTAAGATATGTCAGCATTGTCAAAAGGTTATACAACGTGATCCAAAGACACCAGATTACCAGTGGGAAATGCAAAAGTATCATAAGAAATGTTATGAAGGCATACATACGATAGCCTGATTGGAGGACGAGATGGGACTAATAAATCGATTGTTTGGTTCTGCAAAATTAGAGGAGTCACTTATTGAGGTAGAATCAACAGTGGGTCATTTAGAAAGAACTGTTGATGCTGCAAGAGAAATACATGAATCGGCTATGATCAATATGCTAAATGATTTGGAATCGGAGAATGCTGGGTGGCGCAATATCGGTACAGCTAACGATTCTATTAGAGACTTTACTACTGACACTCATAGAGAATTGAGTAGAATGGCGTGGTCAGCGGTTATGACCAATCCAATTGCTGCTCGTGAAATTTTTTATAAGACAGTATTTGTGGCTGGTAAGGGACTGCGTTGTACTTCACAGATTCCAGAGATTACAAAGGTTTTAGATGAGTTCTGGACTGCAACACGTAATAAAATTCCTTATTATTTCCCTATGTATATTAACCGGTACAATATTGATGGTGAATGTTTTTTTGCGTTATTTATAGAGAAACAAAGTGGAAAAGTTACACTTAGGGATATTGAACCACAGGAAATTACAGAAATCTTGTATGACCCCGATGATATCGCTGTTCCTGTTTATTTCAGGCGTCAGTTTTGTAAGACTAGTGGGGCAAAAGGTACAAACCAAAGTACAGAGACGAAGGATATTTGGTATAAGAGTGTGGATTGTATACAACACCCACAGTTGGAAAAAGAAGTAAGATTACCAGATAATGCAGAGGTTGCGGGGAATGACGAGAAGAATATAGATATATTTATTTTCCATTTTAAGAATAGCTTACTTACAAATAGGCGACGTGGACTTTCTACATTAACTAATCATCTGCCTTGGTTACGTGAATATAAGGATATCCTTAGAATGCGTACTGGTATTAATAAGGCGCGATCAACATTTTTCCTTGATGTTACTATGAAGAACGCGACTAAATTACAGATTCAGGAAGAATCTAAGAAACATACATCTCCACCAAGGCCAAACACTTGTGTTGTTCATGGTGACGATGTTATATATTCATTTATGACACCAAATGTAGCTGGTACCGATGTGGCGTCCGACCTAACAGAGATTAAGAATATGTCGGCTGTTGGATCTATGTTGCCACCAGATTTGCTTGGAGAATCAGGCAAGTCAAATTATCAAAATTCTGGGAGAAGTAAATTTCCATTTGTGCGGTCTATGGAATTTCAGCAAGAATTATGGGAGTATGCACTTAAGTATGGTATTATGTGGGTTGTAGTGTGGGCAGCTACTGAGTATGGTGAGTTACCAGGATCTTTTAAGGTAGCCAAGAAGTTGAATATCTCTTCATTAGCGCTTACACAAGAAGGTGATTTATATGATATAAATACTATGGCCATACAAAATGAGAAGGTAACTAAGGTTGTTAAGCAGCACATTAAGAATCTATTAGAGGCTGCAGCGGTTGCTCCTACTGATGTCACTGGTGCACCAGCTCCAATGCAGCAAATGCCTGGGGTACCTACACCACAGGGGCAACCAATTCCTGGTGGAGACCCAGCTAAAGCTGAAGGTGCAATGGATGATTATGTTATTATAACAATGAGTGAAGAAGTTGATGCAGTAGATTTGGTTGATGTTCAATTCCCAAGGATTGATACTGAGAATCTTGGTGATATGGCGATGGCGTTCCAAGCGTTTGATGCTATGAAGATTGTGTCCAAGCGTACACTTGCTAAACTTGCTGGGTTCGACTATGAGAAGGAAAAGGAATTAGTTGCACAAGAGACTGCTGAAGCGATGAAGACTATGGAAGATCAGCAGGCTAAATTAGCAGGTAATCCAGCATTGGGTGGTGGTGTTAATCCGATGCCTGGTGGCCCAAACCAAACAGATATAAATAGTCCTGGTACCCCTGGATTTGGTGGTGCGCCGCCACAACCTCCAGCTGCCAATTCGGCTGGCAATATCCAGGCAGTATTGGCTGACATATTAAACCGTCCAGGTAGGGCTAAGAAGCGTGGACCAATTAATGAATCACGTTTAATGGTAGCACATAAGTTAGTAGAGGCATTTTTGGTGGAGGATAAATAGTGCCAAGGAAGACTCATAAGGAATACATTAATGAATATACACGTGTATATTTTGAATATTATACCGCTTTAACACAGGGAAGACAAGAAGTCGCAGACGAATATTATAATGAATTAACAAGAATTTCTAGTGAATATGTTATAGACGGTGGCAAAGCCAACACACTAGTTGATGCTGCTACGTTCTCTGTTCGTGCACAGTTAATAGACCCAATTGAAGATAGGTTAGCTGATTTGGTTGTAAATAAACCTGTAGTTGGGGGTGTTAATAAAGAGGCCTTACGTGTAAGTGGTGTGGGTAATAGGTTTGGTACTCAGATTATGATTGATGGTGATGAACGAAGGCTGTATATTGGCATGGGTAATAATAGTATGAATGCATTTGCTGTTGAGGCTGGATTTAACCAAGTAGTTGATGTTGAAGAGGCAAAAAGGATTAAGAAATTACAGGGGTTGTTTATGGAGGTCAATGACGACATAGCTGAGATAACGGTAGCTCTCAATGCTAAGGGAACGTTGTCTCCTGGGGCCAACAAGTTTGTTGGTACAAAATTTGATCCTGGTGCATTGATGAGGAAGTTGGTTGATAAGAGAAAACAATGGAATCAGATAGTTGAAGAGCTTGGTGCAACTATTTCTAGTAGATATAATACTGATATTGTGTTACCTAGTAATGATATAGAATATACCAGAAATGTTGGGAAAACCATTAGGCAGAATCCTCTTATTAACCTATACATGCATCAAAATATTTTGCCTTATTTACAATATCGTAGTGGTGAAGAATTGCCGATTGGAAAGGCATTGGATTTAGTAAGTAATGTTGAGTTTTTTGATGGTAATATTAAGGATGATGGATATTGGGTGATTAAGAAGATTGAAGTAGACCATGGCGTTGGGGCTATATTAGTAAAGCATAAAAGAAGTGGTAGGGTTATTGCTTATGTCCCACCAGTAAGAAAAACCCACATAGATGCGCTTAAACAAATATTTAAAGATCCAGACATGCCTATTGATATGTTGTTTATTGATATGAGATATAGCGATGTTTCTAGTATGTTAATGGCTGACCCGTCGGTTACAACAAGATCGTATCAATATTTGACTAGTAGAGAACTTTCAGATGCTATTGTTGATGCTTATCAACTTACGAATGAACGACCAATTAGTTATCAATTGATGAATGTTGATAATAATATGCAAGCAATAACTATAGTAAAATCTCTCGAGACTAGGTTAGTTTCTAGTGCAAATCAACGTGCTGATGTTCATATGTCACCAGTAAGCCATGATAAGAGGCCCATGATTGCTGTAATGGATAGCAAAGGGTTTGATATAAGTCCATCACAACAGACTCTAGGTGAGATCCATGATGAGATTTTAGAAATTGCAATTAAAAAGACTAGGGAAGCACGGCTTGGGTTGTCTGCGGCAGATATAGAAGATAAAAAGGTAAATTTGAGTGATGAATATGAGGTATATGGATATGCAACTGAGGATCAAGATTTAAGAACTGAAGCTGATCAAATGTTGCATTCTGTATTGGCAGAAGAATTAGATATACCGCTTGGTGTGGAAGGTGCTATCCATGATCCACTTTATGTCCAATTTGGTGTATCTAGTGAAGTTTTCAGCGTGGTCACTGATTCTACTAAAGCAGATGCTAGTGCCTTAGCTTGGGTTAAATTACATACAAAGGAAAAACACGCAGAAGAGATTATTTCTGCAGTTAAAAGATTTAGTATGGTAGATGATGGGAAAGTCATAGATTTATCACTAATGGCTATACCAATATCACCTACTCCAGGTACTACGCTTTCAAATGGCGAGGTTCTTATCAATCAAGCGAGAGCGGTTTATAGGCAAAATCTGCGAGATGCGGTGTTGTCGCAAGAAGTGTTTGATAAGATTATAAAATGGGATACATCTAAATTTGCATCAAATATTGATGCTAGGGCTGAGTTTATAAGATTAATGCATGACTATACATGGGTTAGGCCTCATTTTAATTTGGATATTGAATGGATGAAACATGAAGAGGATGTTATTCAACAGGTATCTAGGGCTTTAATGTTTCAAACTAAACAAAATAGTGAAGACACAGTAAAAATATTCAAAGGTACTGCGGCTAAATATTTTGGCCCGATTGATGATAAAATCATTAGTGTGTTGGGTGCTGTTGGAGTGGCGGGTAAAAAGGGAGAGGTTAATAAATTACTTAAAGAAAGAGAGCGTCTCATAGGTGTTATCGCCACCAGAATTGATAAGGATAAGGCTAAAAGTTTTGTTGTACTAAGTAAAGCAGCCTCAAACTATGGTGTGTCAATTGATGAACTTAATGATTTAGCTAGAAATACTCATGGGTTTAGTATAATAGCAGGGCTTGATGGTATTAGTGCAAATAGAGTAGAAGCCACGCGCCAAGAATTGTTGTATTTTTATAATAGGGCAAAAGCGTATGAAGAATTTATTGGATGGCTAAATAATAATCATAGTAATTTTAGAGCTGTTGTTGGCCTTAGAATGAGTGGCGCGGTTACGATGGATCGTGTGACAGAAGCCGCATTTTCACAAGAGATAGCCAGTGCCTATATGGCTGATGGTTTGGGCAGAGAATTAGATGCTAGATTTGATCAGTTTGTCGGGTTGGTTAATGCTAAGAACTCATTTGATGCACCCGTGGCTCATTATATTAATATGATTAGGATACAAGAACTTTTACGCAGGGTAGAAGAAACCAATAGATTAGCACCAGAATATACTACATATATGAGAGAATTAGAGACTGCTATCAATAGGTTTGGTAACATTAATAATTTATTTATAGATCCTCCGATTTATAGTGGGTATGATGCGGATATAGGTGGGCGTGTATCGACGATTTTATCTGAGATAGAGATTTTGAATTCGCCTTCAGTTAATCTATTACATGGCCCTTTCGAAGACCTAATAGATTTTAGTGATTTTGAAAGGGGGGTCCGTAATGTACAAAATGATTTACGTAGATTTACCAATATAATAAGAGATAATAATGAATTAGAAGTAGCAATAAATCGGTATTTTAAGATCAAAATAAATAATTTTGTGGCGGAATTAAGGGGGTTAAGTACCCCTGATAGGGCAAATGATTATAATAAGAAATTAAACGAGGCAACTGAATTTGTTTTGGGGGTTATGGGGTACACACCAACTGAAAAAAGGCGTTTTGTGTTGTTAGATATACCAAGTATTGACGCGGTTGACATCACTAAATTTGATAGGGGTGCTGATGTTATATTTGCGCATACAAATAAATTAGTTAAAGCAGCAACAAAGGAATGGATGGAGAAGGTCAAGCACACAAAGGTTATAGAGGATAAGGCAAAAACCACAAGTAATAAGGAAGTAGCTAGGATACTTACTGAAAGAGAAGCTCTTGTTATAACCTTAGAAAATAAGACTAATGATTTATTGGGCATTGGAAGGAAGATAGCTGCCATATCTAGTTCATTACCAAAGGATAAAGCGGAAGAATTTAATGCTGCAGTTGATTATAAAACTGAAAATGAAGTTGCATATGCGTTTTTAAATATGCGACATTTGGATAATAGTAGGACCATTCTTCGTGGAGAAATAGCTGATATTCGCATGAAGATTGCTGAATTAGATATAAAAAGGTTTAAAACATTTAATATGGCAAACCCTGATCAGGGTACAGACGATGTTATTGGTGGGTTTAATGCAATCAGATCTGGGAAAATAAACCCAGAAGCTGCCAATGAAGTTTCTAACATATTAGCAATGGCAGATGCTAAGAGAGATGAGAAATCTAAGCTTGTATTAGTATTACAAAAAATGCAGGATTTACATAATGAACGATCTAGGATGGTAGAGAGGGGGAGTAGGGAGGTAATAAATAAAGAAATATTTAGCATATTTGCTGCGGAAACCAAGTTATCTAATCCATATATATATGAAAAGGTAGTAATACCAGCTATAAATAATGTGTATTTTTCTGATGCCGAGGTGGATGGGCATATTAGGCTTATGATTGAAGCTATAGATCTTAAATTAAATGAACTTGATGCGATTATTGGAAAGACAGAGAAAGCAATAAAGACATTAAAAGGGTATTCCCGTAATATAGATATACCATTTAAAAAGTTTGTGCGTAAGGATATGAGTGACAATGCCTTTGTTATTAGTAGCCCGCATGTTATATTGGAATTAAATGGTGATCAAGTTGTAGCTGCAAAACAATTTGCCCCTGGGTTATATACTGGGAGAATCGACCGTCCTGGGTTGCCAATTGATTTAATGAAAGAATTTGGTCTTTCTGGGGAAAGTGCATTCTTATTCCCTACTATGATTGATGGTACAAGAGTATATAAATTAAATATACCGGTTCATGCTACAGCAAGGCAAGCTAATGCATTAATTATTGAGGCTGAAAACCAGGCAAATCATTTTGGTGTGGATACTCTTGTTGTTGAATTCCCAGCAAGGATATATAGAAATTTTGTTCCTAATTCTGATGAATTTAAAGCATTGCGTAAATATTACAATATGTCAATGGTGGATGGTAAAAAAGTACCAGAATTTGTATTTCCAAGGGCAATAGACAGGTCAAGAACAGTTATATTTGGTTCTGGGTATCACTATGACGTATCAGAAGACAATGAAATTAGAAAATTTCAAACTATTATTTCGAAAAGTGGTATTGGTGATTTTTTAAAGGAACCAAAAAGATTAGAGTTAATGCTTGAAGCAGACCATATAAAATTTTATGATAGAATAAGCCAGATTACTGATGATATTGGTACCCCAGTGCAAAAAGCGATTATTAATGGAGAGTTAGAAAATTGGAGGGTAGCTGTATTAGAGGCTATGGCTGGTAAATATATTAATACAGTAAATAGTGCAAAGAAGAAGAGTGTTGGGTCATTTTTTGATGAAGCCCTGAATATATCTAGAGGTATTGAGCCCATAGAATTTCCAGTTGTTGTGTTTGTAGATAAAAATAATGCAATACGTATTAAAAATCTTGGAGTTTTACATTCTGGGGGAGCGATTGATCCATATTCATATGTTTTATTAAATAGTGGTAAGGGGTTCTTACCTAATGATGCTCAATTTTCAGTTATAATCTCTGGGACAGCAGATAGGTTTAGGGTTACTAATGCTACTGGTACCCTTCCAAAAGAAGTGTCTTTTAATACGATCTTACACACGATTACAGACATAGTATCTACAAAAACTAGGGTAAAATATACAATAGATGTGGCAAGTGTTGAGAGAGAGATTCAAGAATCTTATGATGAAATGGATAAAGCAATAAAGAGATTACAAATACCGCAAGAGGTATTAGATTATATAACTAAAGGAGAAAAACGATTAAAAGAAACTTTGGCTAGAGATATATTGGCCTCCCCTGGCATTCGTTCGAAAGAAAATGCTGCCATGAAAAAGTATTATGCCAATATTAGAAAGTTGTATGCTGAAGTATTGACGAAACATGAAAGGTTTACTGATCTCCATAAGTATGTGTCAATTAAGAATAAGTATCTTGGTGAGGCCGGGAAAAGAGTTTATAGTGATAATTTAGTTGATGATGGGATAATAACAATAGCTAAGAAATCACTTAGTGATATGGGTATAGCTGTATGGTTTGATAATAGTATACCAATACAATCAATACCAGCTTCATTTTTAGACCTTCAAATTAGAGAAGTCCGTGCGATGATAAATGTAGACCCACAAAAGTCTTCTGAATTATATGAAAAGTTAGAAACGTTGAAGGCTATGCGTAATGGTTTTGTTAATTCAGAAAGTAGAACATTAGTATTTAATCCTGATACTAGTGTCATATATAATGAATATTTACTTCGACAATTGATCGATGTAGATCTTAGATATGCCAATATAATTAAAGATGAAGTACTGCAGGCCCAGGTTATGCAACAGATTAGTTTGTTGCGTTATAGTATTAAAAGAGATTCAGAAATTGCTAATAAGGTACGTTTATATCGAGAGATTAATAAGATTATTGGTGAGTTATCTGATAGTAAGGGCAATTTTGCTCTTGGTAAGGAGTTGTTAGAACTTAGAATAGAAACTGTATTGACACCAGCAAAACAAGCCAGGAAAAATGAATTAGAAACATTATTAACATATTTTACATCTTTATCTACTAATAAGACAGATTTAGTATCAGATATTGAGAATATGATGGTAATTAAAGCTGAACCGTCGAGTATGGCTGATTGGTTTAAATTGCGTAAGCATGTGGTCCAGACTGTTGTAGAAAATTGGGTATCAGATGCTAAGACGTCCTTATCTAGGATTTTGCCAAGGTCCATAGATTTTAAAAATGCGATTAATGGGTCACCAGTTCAATATATAAATTTATTTGATGCTAGGGATGTTAAGATTAGAGAATTGGCTGATGCTGCAAAAAAATTCTCAGAGGCCAATGCTGAACATGCGCGTCTTATTGAAAGAACTGGCATTAATGAGTATCAGGCTGAATTTTCTCGTATAAAGGATAACATTGAAGAATTAGTGAAAAAGCGTGCTTCTATATTTGACAAATTTGATCAAGTGGCGGTTGCCGAAACTGCCTATGATGTTTTAGAGCGGCTAAATAACGGTGATCCATTTTTTGATTCAGAAGTTGCTAAGCGTATGAAATATATACTGCGTATAAAATTGGAAGAGTTATCGTTAGAGAGGGATAAGGTACGGGCAACAGATCCTCTTAGGTATAATATTATTAATACAGATATTAAAAATATTGACGATGCATTAAAAGAGTTTGATAGGCTCAATAACCAAAATTTATTGCGTAGATCTGTTGGACTTGGGGTTGATTTGATTGACAAAGAGATAGAGGCCAATCGTAGTAGGCTTGTCGCACTTAATGATATATTGTCTAGGGTAGAGGAGTTAGGGCGTATTGAGACACTTGCCGGAGAAATAGCGTTACATTCAGAAACGGTGTCTGCATTATCTGCAGAATTAGAGGCTATTAAATTAAAGATTGAGTGGATACCGCATCAAATATCTGAAGATGCTCAGCATATATATTTAATGAAAACCCAGCGTATTGGGCAAATAAAACGAATGAATGAAACTCTTATATCATTAAAAAATGAATATGATAAGGCAAGTGGGGGTACAGCAGTTCGACTTGGTTTTGAAATTAGCAAGATTGAGAAAGGGATACAAGAAATAGAAAAATCGCTTATTGACCCAGATAATGTACAATCGGTCAAAGAAGCTGAAGATAGGCTTGCCAAAAATATATTGCAGTATGATGATGTTAGATTGGCAAATATAGGATATATAAAAGAGCAGATAATAGAACACAGATCGGCACTTCAAACAGCAGATAAAAAGGAAGCGATTGCAATAAATGCAAGGTTAAAAATGTTAGAGGATATGTTAAAGAATAAAGATTTCTATAAACAGATTGAACAAACCCTTGGTGCATTAGGCCATGCTGAACATGAAAGATTTTGGTTATTAGCCAATAAAAATAAAGCATATATGGACCCATCGTATACTGAACGTATAAAGGATGTTAATGAAGTTATCCAAGAATTGAGAACTCAATTAGTCGAATTAACTGGGCAAATGAGTGCTAAAGATCCATTTTACAATGTAAATATGATTAAACGAGATTGGGATACGCTTAAGAAAGTATCCAACAATATTATAAATTTAGTAAAACCATCACCAGAAGAGGTAGTTACAATATCTACCAATAATTTAAGTGAGATTTTTATCAAAAGGTATGCTCAACAACAATTTGCGAAGAAATTTAATGATGCAGCTGAAGGTGTAGACCTTTTGTTGGGAGGGCGTACAATTGATTATGGTGTAGTTACTGAGATAACATCCAGATTAAAGATAAAAACTATTGACGACCTTTCTTTCCTTAGTCAAAAGATCGAGGGAAGATTTATAAAAGAAACAGTTGGTAAGGGGTTAAGTGCAGAAAAAATAGCGGTACTAAAGAAGCAGTATATTTTAGAGGATTTAATTGAATTTATGCATTCGCAAAAGATTAAAGTACCAAGTGCTGGTGTTTATGATAAGGGATTAAAGAAAATAGTTGGTGTTGGAGAACTTAGTAATTTTATACCAGGAAAAATATCAGCACCAATGGGTAAAATATTTAGTTCAATGTTGGAAGAATGGGTAACTACTTATTCTAAAGATTTTGATGTTATATCGGTAGATAGATTTAAAGTGTTGACCTTATTATCGCGGGGTATAGATAAAGACAAGTTAAAGGCTAATATAGGTAAACTAGAAAGAAGAGCACACAATTTAAGGGTTAAAACAAACGAAATATCAATAGAAATGAGTAATACTTATAATAGTCTATTACGAGAATATGATGCAACAGTTTATGATAATTTAAAAATTGGTAATTTAAAAAGGAAATTGATAAGTTTGTTTAGGAAGCGTTCTGCGACAGACACAGAATTAGCTGATGTTGAATCATTAATCACGGTTGGGAAACAATTTTATCCTAGTGTTATAAATATTACAGATGTTGCATCAAATGTACAATTTAAGGATTCTGTTATTGATTTCCTTAGGTTATCACTAGGTAAAGATATGCTTATCAATGAAGCGGCTAAACTTGAGGAAGTTGATAGGAAATTTGAAGTATTAAATATAGCTAAAGCTAGTAGGAGAGTGTATACTATTGGTGATTATTTATATAATGTAGAGAATATAAAACAATCTAGGTCTGAACTTGGTTTGTTATTAGATGGTGTTGTAGATGGTCTTATGCGGTCAGCAAATGATTATAATCCAAAAGCGGCTAAGATGATAGCTTCCGATTTAGAACGGATTTTTAGAAGTGCTGGGGTTAATGTTAATACAACGTTTAAGGTAGCTGGATGGAATCTACCAAAAGTAAGGAGAACCCTAAATCAAGCTTTAATTTTTGATATCTCTTCACCAAAGGTCGCAGCAGGAATACGAGAGGCCTTAAAGAAACACAATATAGAGGCAGACGAATTTATTTATGATATGGTGCAATCATTACAGGGTATGTCTGGTGTTTCAACAGATAACTATGGAAGACATATCGTTGGTGCATTGCGCAATAATATATCTAATATCGTTGTCGAATTTTTTTCTAATTTGGCGCAAGGTACTGCGGAGATGCCTTTTATTAATCTGCAGCGTGGGTTATCTACAAAAGAAGCAGAAGAATATCGTAATTTATTAGCAAGAGATATTGTAGGGACACTTGATGAAGATTTGGTTATTAGGAAAAAGGATTTGGAAAGGTGGTCTAGGGGGTATCGGCCCATGCCAAAATGGGGTGGAGAATTTCTTCCATCAGGTCTTAAATCACAAGACACCATATTAAAAACGTATATCAAAGCGTATCTATTAGATGATGGTCGTATTGTGATAGCTGGTAATGAAGTGACGTATGACCAATATTATGGTATAGCTGAACCTAGATTTAGAATATTAAATGTACTACATGATAAACCACTTACGATTGCTGAGAAATATCTATTTGAAAATTATAATGCTGATAGGAAACGGTATAGTTCATTATTTATAAGCAAAAATTATGATGGTCGTGGAGTGGTTGCATCTGCCCTTGAAATAATATTAAAAGAGAAATTTGGTATTGATATTGAGAAGGAGCTGGTCGGTAGGCCTGATGCAATTTGGCAAAAATATAGAGACAAATTGGTAAAGATAAAACTTGCTCCATTGCGTGAATTTGCAGAGGGTGAGGCTAGGTGGATTGCTGATGCTGGGACAATTATCAATCATGCTGAATGGGTTGAATATGTCAATCATTCAAATGATATATTTAATACATTTTTTACTTTATTAAACCGTTCTGGTGTTGATACCGATATTTTAAAAAAGGATGATAAGTGGGCTTCGGTGTATTCGCCCAAACTTGCAGAATTTGGTACAGTGCAAGAAGAGATGGGCAGGCTCAAATTAAGGATAGGACAATATGAGGCTGACATATTCGCCAGGGTTAATAGTGTTACTCCACGTGGGGTACAAATAGGGTTAAACCCAAAATCAATTACTAATTTTTTAATGAGGGGTATTATTGGGAAGGATGCGCGTGATATAGCTACCAGGTATAAAGGAGAAGTGTTTCCAACTGGAGAATTAGATGTATTTAGGCAATTAAAGAGTGTTTATGATTATTATCTACAGAAACCTGCAATGGAAGAGATGTTAAAAGTTAATAGAGATAGAGAATCAACCGTGTTATCATTGTTACAACGTTCAAAGATAGATCCAATATCATTAGGGGTGGTTGAGGGTACTGAATACACAATAGATGACATTGATACTGTCTTTGAAGATGTGCTTGGTATGGTTAATAGGATGAAAGATAGGTTGGAGTCTGTTGATGTATACTATCCTGATCTTGATGAGTTGGTCAAGTTACCACAAAAACAATTCATTAAAAATGTACCAGAGGTATTAGCTTCACTTGTATTAAATACTGTCAAAAATACCATAGCCACCACATATGAGCGTTTGCCATCAGTATTAGACAGTGCGTTAGAAAAAGTTGCGACTCTTGAAAGAAAGTTAGTTGGGATGCCATTCATTAGTGTGGAGTATAATAAAGAAGCATTAAAATGGTCAGGTAATATAAAATTAATAAATGGTAATGTTGTTACTTTTAGTGGTGATGATTTTGTTAAAATTGAGCAAGAACTTGGCGTGTTGAATACCTCTTTTGCTGTGGCTATTGATGAGGCAGAGAGGGGGTTAATTCGAACAGACATTGAAAAACTTGAGACCATACGTGGTATATTGTCCGATATACATAAAATGAAATTACAACTTGCTGAACTTGGTAGGGTATTAAATACTGATGTAAAAGATATAGAATTCAAGGTAAAACTTTTAGGGGCCCTAGAAATTTTACAACATGAGTATGTATTTGTTAAGGGTGGGAAGCTTAAAAGGATAAAAGAAATACAGGATAGGATATATTTCCTTGTTGGAGACAGGGCAGATGAAAGTGGTGGTCGTATTTGGGAATTGTCTCATCCAGTTACTGGTGTAATATCTGAAGGAAATTATAAATTAATAAAGCAATTTAAAGCAGAATTGCAATCATTAAAATTTGAGTTGAATGGGGGGATTGATAAAAAGGGTAGAGTAGTGGCTGGATTGGCTAATGTTGTTGAGGGGATTGAAGAAAGTGGTACAGTTATAGAATATACAACGTCTAAAGAATTTGTTATACATACTAGAAGTGCCTTAAACCAAGAATTACGATCGATCAAATCGTTTATTGATGATTTTGTGCCCAAAATGTTGCGTATTGATGACATACGTGTTTTCCAGCGTATGCCACGGCCAATTCAAACGGTGGAATTGGCTGTAGGTGATGATTTGATAAATAATGTTAATATAGTAATTAGTGATTTGTATGAGGCCATAACAGAGAAAAATAAGTTACTTACAATGCCGCAATTTACTCAAGAATTTGTTTCTCATGAGATTATGGCTAATATTAAACTTTTTGATTCTAAGATTAAAAGTTTAGAGATGCAAATTGTAAAGGCTAAAGCAGAAGGTGATAAGACGAAAATTAATTCTCTGTTAGTAGATTTGAATGAATTAACTTCAAGGCGTAAGGTTATTGGAAATGGGCTTGGTAAGGTTATTGCTGATGGGCAGATTTTATATTCTTCTGATGCTCAACGAATTAGAGATATTAATGTTTTGCGAATTGCGTTACGCGATGAACAAAATCCAGAAAAAGCTAAAAAAATAAAGGACGAGATAAGTAAATTAGAGTCTATAAAGCGTACACCAGTGGAGATTGAAGTAATAGATGAAACAAAGGCATTAAGTGAATTAGAGGTTTTACAAGAGCGGATCATTAAAGATGGGATTTACGCTAACCCAGAAGATGTAGTTGCATATGAAGAATTGCAAATGAAATTAAATCAAGTTGCGGATGCCGGGTTACATATTAAGATGAATACTAAACAGATAGCAGCGTCTACTCAATTGGATGAGTTGTTTAAAATGACCCAGAAAGTAAGTAACCATGAGTGGATGGTCTTGTATAAAGATAGGTACCTTAAATTAATGGATGATTTTGATAGTGCTGGTGATATATTCCTCAATGCCAAATTTATAAATTCAAAACACCATAATCTTGGTGTTATGATGCGGCGTAATATGGATATTGAACAGATACTGTCTATGTGGTATGAAGATGTTAGAGGTATGTTAGCCCCAGAATTAAAGAAGGATATTGCTGTTTTAGTTGGTGAATTGACGGCTACTAACAGGGGGCATATAAGTGCCCAACTAGAAGAATTAAGAAAGGAATTAGCATTAATTCCAGATAGTGATCGGACAATGTTATTGCGTGGGTACTATGAAAAAAGGATTGCGATATTAGAAAATATACTTGGCATGATATCTAGGGGTGGTGTTACTAAATATCAGGCTGTGTTGTATGAGATGGGCATGCGCCTAACTGGTGGGGTTACTAACAGGGGTGATAAAATAAAAGGACTGGTAGCAGATAGACAAGAGTTGGTCGACCAGATAATAAGGATACAAGTAGATTTAGATTCACAATCTGTTTATCACAGACGTATAGCAAAGTTACAGCATGATATAGCTGAGGTTGGGTATTCAGAGGATAGGGGAGTATACGCACAAACAGTAAAACCATTACAAGACGAGATTGATCATATTACAAAGTTTAAGTTATTAGATGGTGAGGATATAATAAGGAAGCAGAAGTTAATTGAGGATTTAACTGTAAAGCGTGACGATTTAAGTAGTGGTATATTAATGATAGAAACAGCTTTAAAGAAGGCATTAAATATTAATACCAATGAATATAAATATAATATAGGAAGGTTTAAAGAAATAGCAATGTCGTTACCTTTATCTATTGATGAGGCCCTATTTGTTGAAAAGATTACTCAGAAATTTCCGCGTGATATCATGAAGTTTGTTGATGATGTTGGCGTTCGTATTGGTGAATCTGCTCTGTTTAAACCAAAACTCGATGAATTACGTTCTATGGTTGTTATTAGTAATGGACCAGCCATGGATATGATGCAGGCCATAGTTGATCAAATGGGGAGTTTGAGTACATATTCTATACCAGATGGCAAAGATATGGCTAGTGATTTGACAGCTAGGTTTAGGATTAAACCAGATTTTTTTGAGCGTGGTGAGTTATTTTATCCAACTGAGATTTTACCAGATTTCGATACTACTACAGCTCAATTGATTGAATCTCAGAAGAGGTATGCGTCTGCGCTTAAAAAATTAAAACCAGGTACGGTTGAGATGTCCGAATATCAAATTCAAAGATTGCGTGAATACTTAGATAGTATGGTGATACCTGAGATTTCTGGGGACGATAGAAAGATATGGGTTACTGTGCTTGCGGAGCTTAAAAATAGAGGATATGATCCCATTAGAATGTTACCATCAAATGCGTATCAATTAAAGAAAAATTTGTTAAAGGGTATGGTAACAGATAAAACAATAACAAGACAAACGGCGAATGTATTTTGGGCAGCAGATGAGAAGATTAAAGCATATGCAGAAAAACAAGAACTTGGTAAATTGGAAGGAGTTGTTGGAGACTTAGCATCTGAAATTAAAATACAGATGGAAGTAGCAAATATCCGTGCCGCAATGGCAAGACAACGTGCTACAATTATATTAATACAAAATCTGGTACATTATAGAGATTCGAATAAGCTTAAAAGAGAAATATTTAAAATGTCTAATACCGCAGATTTTGTAACTAAATATAAAGATTTTATTACTTCTATAAACCCTGTTATGACTGAGATCAACTTACCAGGTAAGGTACAGACCATTAGTATGAATACTGGGTTTATGGAAAGATTGGCCAGTACATTTGCTAATGAAATATATTTATCTAGAATAGCTCCTGGTGGGGATATAATAAGAGACGTAAAAATACCATTTGGGGATGCAGTATTACATACAGAATTGACTGATGAGCGTATGCGCATATTACGTAAAATTGCGGCTGATGCTGCCGAACAACATGTAAAAGTTACCGGTGAAATGTTAAAATTTACTGATGATACAATTAAAAATGCATATAAAATATTGAGTATGGATGGGGTAGTACCACTGTTTAAAAACTTTGCTATAGTTGATATTAGCAAGGATAAACTTGGTCAATATATACCGGTTTTTGATGGGGTAATAAGGGTTGATCTATCTATGGATGATTTGCAAAAAATATGGTGGCATGATCCTTTTACTGGGTATACAAGTGAAGCGAATACAGAGGGTCAAATATTAGAAGAATATATAAAAGCAGCATTTATTCGTGCAGATAATTTGGCGATCAAAGATACTATGCAGGAGATAATAAAGGCCGAACTACCAGAAAAAATTGATCAGATGTTTAATATTTTGCGTAGTCATATACCGTATGAAGGTACATTAAAATTTTTAGATGAAGCCTTAGGCATTGGGATAAAGCATACTGCAACAGTTGCAGAGATTATAAAGATGGCAAATAATCGTGTTGACAGGGTGCTTAATAGTTCATATTCGTTGGCATTATCTTTATTAAACGGTATAAGTCAGACTTCTATTGGGTTATTGTTTAGCCATGCAGCTGGTGCTAAAACATATTATAAAAAAGGTGTTAGATTCGCCAAGTATATTGGTGGTAGAAAAGACATAGGGGGATTGCTGCGTGCATTGGCTACGAGTGCCTCATTTAAGGGTAGAGAAGAATTGTTTAATACTGCCGCAATGTTTATGAATGAAGAGACTAGGAGAACTGTAACTGGTGTTAAAAATGTAATGAGTGCTATTTTGGCTGGTACTTATTTTACTACGGCAACAGAAACTTCTAATGCAGTAAATCAGGTTATCTCGGTTACAGCTCCACTTAAATGGGATGTTGAGGGGCCTGCGTTTACTGCCTTGTGGGATAATATAGAGAAGAATGTTAATAATTGGGAACAGACAATATTTTATAAACGTTCTGATGGTATTATCAATAAATTATTGGGGAAGGTTAATAAAGCTGGTAATGATATGGATAGAAAGATGTTACAAGGTGTTATGCCTCAGTTTGCTGTTGGTAGTGCAGTGAATGATGTAAGGAATGCATATAACCAGGCGGTTAATGATTTTGAGGGGTTGATTAGTGATACTGGATATACATCATTTAATCAAACGGCTATGTCAAATTATATAGATAATGCTGACCAGATACAATATTTTGAGTATCAAGCTATAAATGATTCTAGAACTTGTAAATATTGTAGGTCTACACACGGGGTCCTTTATAAACCAACCGAACCAAGACCACAATTGCCAAGGCATCCTAATTGTAGGTGTATATACCGTCCATGGTTTAAGTCTATTTCTGGTGTGGCATCTGATTTGGAAGGTGTTACGGTCCCGAGAGTACCAGTTGGTGGAGAGTTTGCTGTTACCCCAGATGAATTTGGTGGTGGGTTGGAGAAATTAGTGAAGCCAATAAATAAAGATGGTACAATAAGTGATGAAGATTGGATTATGTGGTTTAATAGACAGCCAACCGATATTAGGCAGATGATGGTTGGTGATGCGCATGATATTGCCAATTCTATTGGTGTGTTTGGTGTTGATTCTCCAGCGAGTAAAAAAGCTTTAATCGCTTCTGCTAGTAAAAAAATTGTTACTAAATTTTCTAAGGATATGGGGCAGTATACCTTAAGGAGTTTTATATTTAATACATTTACTCATCCAAAAATTTATGCATCATTGTTTGAGATGTATGCGTCTCCAAAGACCATACCACAACAGATAGCCAATCTTGGGCTTAGGGGATTAATGTTTAGTCCAACTGGTATTGCTAGAAATTCGGTGATTGATGGGTTTAATAGAGCATTAAATGGTATGATACCAATAGATCCAAATGAGCCTGGACCATTACATGCTGTATTGAATAGGATTATTGGCAATAGGACAATTGGTGCGATTGGTACTAATGCTAGTTCTATCGGTGATTTTATATCTGCAAAATTAGCTGGGCTTAAGAAGGAAGAGTGGCGAGCTCTTAAAGGCATATACACTGGGGATATAAATGATGCTTCTATAACTGATGCTGCAACTAGGGCAATAGGGATAAAAGATAGAAATACTTCAGAGGTACGCGGATTTCTTAATAGTGAGGCTTCTCGGGCATTTGATGCTTGGTTTAATATTGGGGCAGAGGGGATATCTCCTTTAGCTGACATGTCTATTGCTACTAGGACTAAAATATTCCAGGACATAGCAACTAAGATATCGGTGCCAGAAGAAGAGCCAATAAATGCTTTATTGCGTAGAATTAAGGCGAATGGGAATCATATAAGTAATAATGTGTATAATATGGGTGGGTTGATGGATGGTAGTGATTATGCTATCCGTGGGTTTTTAAATACCAATATTGTTGATAATAGTGTTGACGCGATAGTGCATAAAGATGTATTGGATATTTATGGTAAATTAATGGGGAAAGTAAAGTCGAATCCTATTGACTTATTGAAGAGTGATGAGTTTAAGAATAAAATGATGCAATTATCTAAAGATAAGCGCGAATTGTTAATAGATATGATTAAAAAGCCAGATGTACAGGCAATGGTAAAGAGATTTTTTTATGGTGTGGGTGAACGTGTTGTGACTGAATTGGATATAATTAGGGTGTCAGAAATATCTCCAAATGGAGTAAGTATTGCTGGTAGTTTGCCAATCCGAGATATAACTAAGTTTACAATCGGGCCAGATGGTAGATTTTATGCTACGTCTAAAGAGAGGCTTATACAAATATGGAAAACAGTGCATCCACTTGTTGATCAATCTAAGTTTGTGTCAATTGATATGAATGTTAATGCTGGGGGGTATATGGCATTAAACCCAGCGTATATTAAGTGGCAAGAAACTGTTGGTATAAATTTAGAGCGAATACCTGGTGCGAAACTTGATGATGTTATGGAACGTCAGAAGGTTTTGCATAATATGCCACCTAAGTATTTGTTTGATGCTGAATATATTATTACGACTAATGAAGGAGACAATATATATAGAAATAAGCCAATAGTTGAACAGGCATTGGGTAAGATACATGGTATATCTCCATGGTCTACTAGGAATCAGATTGATGATTTGGCTACTACCGGTATTACTAAAATAGGATCAGCCGGTAAGAATACTTATGGTAAAAAATATACTGATGCGATTAATAAAATAGAGTATACTATTGGGCAGGTAGTTGATACTATGAAAAATGAGGTTGGTATGAAAGACTTGGTGACTGGTAGGGTAAATGAAGAAAAAGTAGAACAAGTTGCTAGGACTGTACGTGGGCATATCAAGGAAATGCTGCCACCATACACTGAGTATAAAGATATACAAGGGGCTATTGTGCAGTTTTTAGGTAAGGATGTCGATAGTGAAATATTTTTGGAACGGATTAAATTAATTATTAACCAGAAATTGGGGATGTAAATTGTGGTTAATTAATATTTGTTTCATATTGTCCATAGCATAGGTTTACTATATGGAGGTGCGTGCGTTGGCTAGAAAGGTTGATCAAAAAACAGAGATGGTTGATGACATCTTATTATTTGAGGGTACCCCTCAGATAGATGTGGACAAGAAGACTATCACTGCAGTATTGATTAAGTCTGGGGTCAGCAAGAGAAAAAATTATTACACCCCAGAGTGTTTAGAGTCAGCAGCTCCATTGTTTATTGGTAAGAAAATGTATATTGACCACCCAGTACCTGGTTCCCCAGAAGCTACAGGGAAAGCAGCCCGCTCCTTTAGGGATTGGGTAGGAACGATTCTTGAATCCTACTACATTCCCGAAGAGAAGGGGATCGGCGCGAAAATAGGCATCAGAGATAATGGCCTCTGGGAGAAAGTGCATGACGCCCATACTAATGGATGGTTGGGTGAAATTGGTCTTTCCATTAATGCTATGGGCAAAACACGTATTGGTAAGATTGGGGATGAGCAGGTGCATGTGGTTGAAGCGATTGTAAGACCTCATTCTGTTGATTTTGTTCCAGATGCGTCAGCTGGTGGACATATTCAGACAGTACAAGAATCAGATGTTGAAATCCAAGATTTCACGGAGGAGAAGGGAATGACTACAGCGATTACGTTGGAAAGTCTTGTTGAGTCTAATCCAGAGATCGTAGCTCAGATCGAAAAGGGTGTTCGTGAGAAGGCCCTTGAGGAAGCAGCTGCGGCTATCGATGCGATGGCAGAACATACTAAGGCCCTCATCGATGAATTTGTTGATCTGGTAGAGAGTGAAACAGCAGACGTTTATACTAATGTTACAGAAAGTGTAGCACAGACAGAGATTCCAGAAGGGACTGAGAAGCTTGAGGAGGCTGATATGAGTGAATTTGCACAGGTGATTGCTGAGCGTGATGAGCAGATTCAGCTCCTAGCTGAGGCTGCGGGTCAGGCCCAGGAATCTAATGAAGAGATGGGAAAGAGGATTGAAGAACTTGAAGAGAAGCTTATCGCTGTTACCTCCAAGGCTGTCGCAGAGAAGAAACTTCAGGAATCTGGTTTACCAGTTGGGATGAAGAAACGGCTATTGCAGTCCCTCATTGGTGCTGATCCAGACGATATGGATGAAATTATTCAGGAATCGAAGACCCTTTATTCTGAGATTACTGAAGAAGCCACTCCTAAGGGTACAGTGCGTGGTCTTGGTGATGGAGGAACAAAGACTGTAGAAAGCCGTCAGACCCAGCTTGATAAGCTTTTTGGCGTGCTTGACAAGTAATTACGGATATTAACAAGGAGGAATAAAAGATGGCTCAGAACTTCGTTCAAGATGGTGTTACGCTACAGGCTCCTGTAGCAACTGGTGTTACAAAGATTTATACTGGCACCCCAATTTATTTGTCGGGTGGTGGGCTTGGTGCGGCTCCAGCTAATACTAATACTGGGGTTGATGGTATTAACATGAATACCTGCTCAGCTACTGAGGATGCAAATAATTATATTTATACAACTTGCGTCTATCAGACTGAGGGTGTATGGTCGTTCAAGGTGGCGTCTGGAAAGACTTTTGTCCTTGGCGATGATGCGTTTATTGCTGCCGTTGATAATTCTACGGTAACTGTAGCAGGTGAGCAGGAAGGTGCACGTACAACCGTACAGCCCCGTGGTGAAGGGACTACAGGTGATGTTGCTATTGGTAAAGTTGTAGCACTTGGGTCTCTCAAGGCTCTTGGTACCACGACCGGTACTGATTATGTCCAGGTTAAACTTGTAACGCGTGCAAATAGCAATATTGCTAACCATGCATAAAGTAATTAGAATAGACAAGGAGGGATAATAGATGTCAGTACATGTAATCAAGAGTCTACAAGAGGCTGCTCAGGCAGAACTTGATAGCGGGATGTACTCTCGGTTGCTGCAGGAAGCTGCATCGACCACAGACTTTCCCGCTATCATGGCGAACACCCTTTACAAGGTGATGCTCAAGAGCTACCAGGAATATCCATCAACCTGGACTCAAATCGTTTCTGAAACCAGTTCCTTAAAAGATTTTAAGGAACAGACCCGGACTCGTTTCTCCGAATCTGACAATTTGTTAGTGGTCGGAGAGCATGGGGAATATAAGGATTCCTCACTGCAAGACGAGAAAGTAAAGTATGCGCCTAAAAAGTACGGGCGTATGTTCGGCGTTTCTTGGGAAGCGCTGATCAATGATGATATGGCTGAGATCAAGAAGCAGCCACAACGGTTCGGACGTTCTGCAGCGCGTACCATTGATTATGATATCTGGACATTCATCCGTAGTAATCCTACCATTTATGATGGTACCGCACTTTTCACCTCTGGCCATGGTAATGCGTCCAATGGTGGTGCCATGGACAAGGCTCTTTCAGAGGCGACTCTAGCCACAGCGTTTAATTCTATGATTCAGCAAACCGATCTTAAGGGCTATCCAATCCGCATCGTACCCAAGTTCCTCGTCTGTTCTCCACAGAAGGAAATTCAGGTGTGGAAGATGATGAACACGGTTAACCAGGCAATCCCAACTTCAGGTATGGCTACTGATGCTCTATCTGGAACTACTCAGGCAGTTCAGCCTACTTCGAAGAATTTCTTCCAGGGTAGACTTACCCCCATCTTCGTTCCTTGGCTTGACGCAGATGAGTGGTACCTAATTGCTGATCCTGGGCAGTGGGATACCCTTGAAGTTGGTTTCCTTAATGGTAAGAAAGAGCCTGACCTTTTCGTACAGGACGGGAATCTTGGAACCGCTTTTGAGCGTGACCAGATTCGGTACAAGGTCCGCATCGTTTGGGGTAAGGGGCTAATGGACTATCGCACTTGGTACTGCGGGTATAAGGCTGCCTAAGTAGCAGAGTAGAATAGAATGGCCTATTAAGGGCGGGCAGATTCTGCCCGCCCTTAATAATATCTGAGTCTAATGTGTATTACTTGTATAAAATGCATTAAATGGAATAAACTGTATTATATCTGGAGGACATAATGGACAATAGTTTTGATTTTTCCGCTAATACGATAGCTACAATAAACACTACTGCATCACAAATAGTCACAGGATCAGATCCCTATATAGGGGCAGTCTTTCATAATTTAGATAGTACCAATATTATTTATCTTGGTAAGAGTGATGTATTAAGTGGTGGTGGTAATGGATTCGCTTTACAGGCGGGGGACATGGTACAGTGGCGGGCAGAAGGTGATCTTAATAAACTGTATGCAGTAGCAGGTGGGGGTACTAATCTTAAATTATCCTATTTAATATTTAAGTAAATGTAATATTTATGTGGGAAATCATACGCATATTAATTGGCCAGTGGGGTTGGGCTGGTGTATTGTTGATTGGTGTTGTTTTCTTTCTTTACATATTATACGTTGATAAAAATAAACAAGCAGACAAGGATTTAGCAAGAGAAGAACGATTAAATCAGATGACTGATAGGATTATAGAAATTACAGCTCAGGTGAGTACCGTGGTTGCATCTAATACAGAGGTTTTTCGTGAGGTATCGCAGAGGTTGATAGAACTAAAAGATGCAAATGTTGATGATCACAAATATATCATTGACAAGATTGAGAAATTAGATACTAGTACGAGGACATCTCATGAGAGAATCGAGGATAAAATAGATGGTAATAAACGGTAATTATAATGGATAATGTAGTAATAGTACACAATTTTTTGGGGTCTGCATTTGCACAAGTGTTTAGCGTAGTTGTGCATGTGGTGGGGGTATTTATAGGAGCTACATTAGTACGCGGGTATTATATAGTTTTTAAAGGACATCCATCCAATGTAGCCTTTGCAATGGTGATGTTGTTGTCTTCAATGGTTACTACTAGTATAATCCTTGGTACAAGTTCATTTGTGTGGTTTTTCCGTGTCTGTTTATTTTGTGAATTAAATGAGCACCTCGCGTGGTTGCAAATGTTATGGACTGGGTTTTATGGAGTTGGGTTTATTATACTATACTTAATACTCAAGAAGAAAATAAGTTTATAAGAAGGTATTATGGATACATTATTGAATATATTGATATTTTTGGTCGTGTCTGGGGGGATGTTAACTGGTGGGTATCTACTACTGAAGAAATTCGTCCCTGAAACTGCCGCACAGATTAAGGTGACTGTTGATGGGTTATTGGCAGGATTTAAGAAAAAATAGGACTCGCACTCCGATTATTGATTTCTTAAGGGAAGATAAGCCGTATTCTAGTATGCGGTTACTTCAATTTATATTCTTCATATTGTTTTCTTTTGCGTGGTTTTATGTTTCACTTGTTAGTAAACCCCCTGTATTGGCTGATGTCCCACCAGGGGTGCAGATGGTTATTGGTATATTATTGACTGGCAAGGTATTACAGAAGGGTGTTGAGGCGTGGAAGGAAAATGATGGTAAAGATAAAAATAAAGAAGACAAGGAAAAAGAGAAGGAAGATAAGGATGGTGGTAAATGAACGCAACCATAGAGAAATATTTGCTTTTATTTAAAGTAGGTATACCAGTTGTATTGTTTGTATTTTTGATCATGCTTGCATATAGTAAGTGGGTCAGATATACGGCAGACTTATCTGGTAAAGAAGCGATTATGGCTCAAGAATTGCGTGAGAGGAATAAAGATTTAGATAAGGCTCAAGTTGATATACTTAAAATCATTAAGACTAATGACACAACGTTAAGTAAATTACAAAAAGAATGGATTAAGAATCATAATTTAGATCTTCAACAATATCAAACATTATTATTACTATATCAAAAGCAAGTTTCTGGCAAGGGTACTTCAACAGTACCAACTACCCCAACTTCAGTAGTTATGGTTGATAATCAGGTTATTAAAGATTGGAAGTTGGATTATAGTGACTTCCGTATAGATATAGAAGCTGATGCATTAAGTAAAGAATTTGATTATATGCTCCATCAACGATTCAGTGTCAACGTAACAAAAGCCATTGATGAGCGGGGTAATGGTGCATATTTTGCCAATGTGTCGGAGATAGATAATACAGGTAAATCAGTTGGTGAGGTAGTAGTAAAAGATTTTGTGGTTAAAGAAGTAAAACCAAGTGAAAAGAAATTTAGATGGTTTGGTGCGCCATTACAACTTGGTATCGGGGTTGGTGGTGCGGATGGAAAATTTGTCCCGCAAATTATTGGTGCATACCCAATTATGACTTATGGGTTCACTACAGTGGATACTACGTGGGCAATTGGGCCATATTTAGGTACAAATGGGGATATCTATTCTGGTGGATTATGGGCTGGGTATGATGTAGGTAGTGCTACCGGTATTAATTTCATAAGGGGAACAAAGATTGGTGTATTTGGTGGGTATTCAACTGATGGGTATGTAATTGGCGTAGGGGTAGGCAAATGAGGAAAGTAATATGAAAATTTGTAGTAAATGTAAAATTGAAAAACCTAAAAATTTGTTTTATAGAAGTAAAAGAGAAAAAGATGGGCTGTGTTTCCAATGCAAAGCTTGTGTATCTAATGCAAGGAAGAAATATGTCAAAACACCACAAGGTAAAATAGTTAAAAAAAGAGCTAGGACAAAATATAATAACACCACCAAAGGTAAAGAGGCCCACAAAAATGATTTGATGAGGTATTATAGTACCCCTCATGGGAGTATATTTAGAAAAGAGTACAACATTAAGTATAATCATGGTATTACCCTAGAAGAGTACAATGCAATGTTAGAAGCCCAGGGTGGATGTTGTGCTATTTGTGGTACTAATACCCCAGGTGGACAAGGTAGATTTCATGTAGATCACGATCATAATACTGGTAAGATCAGGGGATTACTTTGTCTTATGTGTAATAGTATGCTTGGGTATTCTAGAGATTCTACAGAGATACATAAAAATGCCATTAAATATTTGAATAGGGCGATAATTGATAGTGATTTATTCCCGATCATCAAGTTAGGGGCTTTTGGTGGTATATCTACTAATGGTTATATTGGTGGTATTTCAATAAGTAAATAATTGGAGGGCAACTGATGGCCACTTTAGTATTTCAGGGGTATTTTGGAGCAGGGCCGACCTGGACTACTCTAGAAAATGTTGGGCAACTGATTGGGTTTTATGGGACCTCCTATGGAGATAAGGTAGCGGTTTCTGCCTATCAGTCATCTACTCATATTTCTGGTGCTGGCGGTGATGCTTGTACTACAAACCATAATAGAAATGTTAAATATATAGATAGTACACATTTTGATACTGGGTCTGGATCAGAGGTTTTAAATGATACTAATCTTGTCTCTACTGAGAGTACATTAAGGATTTATCTAAACCATGGTTCTGCTGTAGCTACTCAAAATGGTCGTTTTTACTGTTATAACGGAAGTTCTGTTTCTAGTTATTCAACAGATATCCAAGTGTTTGCATTTGAACAAGGAGTAAGTGCTACAGCATGGACTTCAATTAATAATGGTAGTTCTACTGGTGGAGATAACTCAGGGCAGCGATTAGATATCGCAAATAAAACTGCTGCAACAGATAACTATTGGTATATATCTGTATCGTGTAGTCCATTAAGTGTAGGTGCTAAGACTGCCTATGCATTCGGTTCTAGCTTAGAATATTATTAGGGAGAGGTTTAGTTGAGTATTATTAATTTACCAGTTTCCAATAATAAAATTGGGGGCTATATGAGTAAAAGAAATTACGCTGCTGAGAGAAAATTTGTGCATCAAAAAAGACGCAGAGATAAATTATTGGCAGAAGGCAAATGTTGGGTGTGTGGAAATGAACGTGATAGTTGGCAGAAGCGTTGTATTAAATGTAGTGGTAATATGCACAGGACTCAAAGAAAAATATATCAAGGACGTGTCGCTGCTGGTGTTTGTGGGCATTGTGGGGATGTCGTTGTAGGAGAGATTGGTTACTGTGAAAAACACTGGTTGCAGCGTGTTAGTATAGATATTACAAAAAAAGAATGTAGTGCAGAAGAATTAAAACAGCTACTTGAATCACAAAATTATATTTGCCCATACACAAATGAAAAAATTATACCAGGAGTAAACGCAAGTTTAGACCATAAAATCCCACAATCTAGGGGTGGTGCCCACGATTTGGGTAATCTACAGTGGGTGATACAAAGAGTTAATATAATGAAACAAAATATGTCGCACGATGAATTTTTAGATCTTTGTCGTAAAGTTGTAGCGCATACTACTAAGTAATCAAAGGAGAAAATGGAGATGGACAAGTTTACTAAGGTTTTTGAAGCAGATATGCAGAATTCGCTTGATAATCTTACAGAAGTAGATAAAAAAGAGCGTAAAATTAAAACTGGCCCAGTTGTTGGTGGTGCTGCAATTGGTGGTGTGGCTGGTGCTGGGGGGCCATTAATGGCTACAGCCCATAAAACTGTTAAATTTAATCGTTCTATTAATGCAATGCATAAGGTACATCCCAAGATGACAGAGAAGGCATTATTAACTTTAGCCAAAAAGATGGGTAAGGGTGGTGCTGCTGGGGTTGTTGCTGGTTGGACTTTAGGTGCTGGGGCTTCGTATTTCCATAATCGTAAAAAGAATGTTGCTGAGTCT